CCACCCCGCGGCCGGGTTCGTCACGCCCGCCAACGCGAAGGCGCTCACCGTCGGGCACCTGGGCGAGGGCATCCGACGCGACGGCGACGTCGTCCGCGCCATGGCTCTCATCACCGACGGCGACGCCATCGCGAAGGTGAGGGGCGGCCGCACCCAGCTGTCCCTCGGCTACGTCTGCGAGCTCGACCCCACGCCGGGAGAGTGGAACGGGCAGCGCTACGATGCGATCCAGCGCGACATCGTGGTGAACCACTGCGCGCTCGTCGACCGCGCTCGGGCCGGCCCGGTGGCGAGCCTGAAGCTCGACTCCGAGGACGCGATTTGCGTCGAGGCGGACCCGCCGATACGTGCGGATCGTCAGCAGGACCCGGGCCCGGACGATACCCGCGAGCCCTCCAAGGAGACCCAGATGACGGTGAAGCTCAAGCTGGACGGGATCGAGATCGAGGTCGCCAACGACCAGGCCGCGCAGCTCGTCCAGCGCGCGCTCGAGGCGCGAGACCAGCGCGCGGACGCCGCGGACAAGGCCGCGAAGGAGTCGAGGACCACCGCCGAGAAGGCGACCGCCCGGGCCGACGAGGCCGAGGCGAAGGCCAAGAAGCTCGAGGGCGAGCGCTCGGACGCGGCCGACCCGAAGAAGCTCACCTCCCTCGTGAACGCCCGCGTCGCGCTCATCACCCGCGCCCGCGAGGTCCTCGGCGTCGAGCCGAAGCTCGACGAGATGGACGCGCCGGCCATCAAGGCCGCCGTCCTCGCGAAGCTCCACCCCGAGCTGAAGCTCGACGGGAAGAGCGCCGACTACATCGACGCCCGCTTCGACGCGGCGATCGAGTCCGCGGCGAGCTCCGCGGCGGGCAAGGCGCGCGCCGCGGCCGGCACGGGGACCGAGCGCAAGGACGGCGATCCGCTCGACGCGGAGAGGGCCCGCGCCCAGGCGCGCAAGGACGCGCAGGACGCCTGGACGAAGCCCCTCACGGCCGTGAAGGCCTGACACTCTCGCCGCTCGAAAGGACCTGAACCATGGCTCAGACCAGCTACCTCGACACCCTCGTCCCCGGCATCGCCGGCCAGCTCGCCGACCTCAGCTACAAGCGGGTCGTCACCGGCGTGAACGCCGAGGGCGCCGCGATCCCGTTCGGCGTCGCCCTGACCAAGGCCACGGGCGACGGCAAGTACGACCTCCCCGACGCGATCGGCGACAAGGTCTACGGCATCGCGCTCCACAGCCACGACGTCGACATCACCGGGCTCACCGGCACGACCGGCATCCCGATCGACGGCGACTTCAGCCTGCTCGAGGAGGGCGTCGCCTACGTCCTGGTCGAGGAGGCCGTGGTCGACGGCGACCCCGTCTACGTCCGCTACGCGGCGGGCGCCGGCGGCACGCAGCTCGGCGCGTTCCGCAAGACGACCGTCCTCAACGAGGCGGGCCTCGTGAAGGGCGCGATCTTCCGGTCGAGCGCTGGCATCGGCGGGATCGCCGCGGTCGAGTTCTCGAAGCTGGTGAACCTGTCGTAAGCGGCGTCGCCGCCACAAGGAGACCGCACATGAAGTTCCAGCATCCGCACCTCGACGCCGCCGAGAACATGACCTTCGAGCGCAAGCTCGAGTTCGTGAAGGCGCGCATCTACGAGGCGAAGTACGCGCAGTTCAAGGCGCGCACGCTCATCCCGGTCTCCTTCGAGGCCGACCCCGCGACGGAGACGATCGTCTACCAGGAGTACGACGGCGTCGGCGTCGCGAAGCTGCTCGCGTCCTACTCGGACGACCTGCCGCGCGCGGACGTGAAGGCGAAGGAGGTCCGCTCGCCTGTGAAGGGGATCGGCTCCTCGTACGGCTACGGGCTACAGGAGATCCGGGCCTCCGCGAAGTCGGGCGCCAACCTCGACCAACGCAAGGCCGCGATGGCCCGGCGAGCGATCGAGCAGACGATCAACCGGATCGGCCTGAAGGGCGACGCCGTCTTCGGCCTCACCGGGCTGCTCAACATCCCGAACGCGCTCAGCTACACCGTGCCGAACGGCGCGGGTGGCGTGGCCACCTGGGTGGCGGGCGCGGGCAAGACTCCGACGGAGATCCTGAAGGACATGCACGGGATCGCGAAGTACGTCTTCGAGCAGACCAAGGGCGTCGAGTCCCCGGACACGATGCTTCTGCCGGCCGCCCAGTTCGGTCACATCTCGACGACCCGCATCGACGCGACGTCCGAGGTGACGATCCTGAAGTACTTCCTCGCGAACGACCCCTACATCCGGGCGGTCGACCCGCTCTTCGAGGCGGCGGCCGCGGGCGCGGCGGGCAAGGACCGCATGGTCGTCTACCGCCGGGACCCCGAGCACCTCACGCTCGAGATCCCCCAGGACTTCGAGCAGCTCGCCCCGGAGCAGGAGGGCCTCGAGACGGTCGTCGCCTGCCACGCGCGCTGCGGCGGCGTCATCTGCCCGCTGCCGCTCTCCGTGGCCTACGGCGACGGGATCTGATCCTAACCCCAGCGCACCGACCCGGCCCGGCCGTCCACGTCGGGCGGCCGGGCCTTCTCACAGCAGCGCCGCACCCCAGGAGCCCCCCATGTCCAAGCTGCTCGTCGACAACACCGAGGCCCGGATCCACAACCTCGGCGGCCACTGCATCCTGCTGCCCGGCATCAACGAGGTGGACGAGGCCGCGTGGAAGGAGGCCCTGAAGATCGAGCTCGTGCGCGACTTCGTCCGCCTCGGCCTGCTCAAGCCCCAGGCCCCCGCGGCCGGCACGCAGGATGCCGCGGGGCTCGCGGCGATGAAGGCCCCGGAGGCCATCGCGACCGTGAAGAAGACGGTCGACAAGGACCTGCTCGAGAAGTGGTACGCCGACGAGCAGCGGAAGGGCGTTCTCGAGGTGATCGAGGCGCAGCTCGAGGAGATCGCCCCCGCGAAGCCCCAGGCCCCCGCGGCCGGCACGCAGGAATAACCGGTGGCCATTACCCGCGCCGCGATCGTGGCTCGCGTCCCGGCCCTCAACGCCGTGACGGACCCCGCGGCGTGGGAGGCGGCCATCGCAGACGCCCAGCTCCAGGTCTCCTCCAGCGCCTGGGGTGACTTGTACGAGTTGGGCGTCGTCTACCTCGCGGCGCACCTGCTCCTCGCCGGGAACCCTGAGGCGGCGGCGCCCGGCCCGGTGCAGAGCGAGACCGTGGGCGGCGTCTCGGTCTCGTACGCGGTGTCGGCGGCGCCGTTCCGCGAGCAGCTCGCCTCCACGACAGCCGGCCGAGAGCACATCCGGCTACGCCGGATGCTGGGGCTCGGCGCGGCCCTGGTGTAGCCGTGGCGAAGAGCGCCTTCTCCTTCCGTCGGGTCGACAAGGGCTGGCAGAAGCTGCTCGCAGCGGCGAAGCGCCTCGAGGCCGACCGGGGCGTGCGCGCGAAGGCCGGCATCATCGGGGCGAAGGCCACGGAAGAGCACGAGGATGAGGACGGAAGACCGATGACAAACCTGCGGCTCGCCGCGATCCATGAGTTCGGGGTGCCGGGGCGCATCCCCGCGCGCCCGTTCATCCTCGGTACCTTCGCGTTGCACCGCGCCGAGTACCGGGCGCGGCTGCGGGCGCTCGTCGGGACCTGGTTCCATCGCGCCACCACAAGCGGGCAGATGCCGCTCCGCCAAGCGCTGGGCCTCCTCGGGCTGAAGATGGCGGCCGACATGAAAAACCGGGTCGTCACCGGCGCCGGCATCCCGCCTCCGAACGCTCCCAGCACCATCCGCAAGAAGCTGGCGAAGGGTAAGTGGAACAAGGGCGGGGCCTCCTCCGGCACCTCGCCGCGCCCACTCGTCGACACCGGCCGCCTGGTCGGCTCCATCACCCACGCCGTAGAGACGGGGAAGGAGAGCTCCTCGCGATGACCATGAGCGCCACGATCGCGCGGCTCGCGCAGGGGCGGTTCACCGTCATGAGGCCCAGCGGCAGCTACGTCGCGGGGCGCTGGGTCGAGGGGGCAGGCAGCGCCTTCGAGATCGTAGCCTCCATCCAACCCGCTACGCCGAAGGAGCTGCAGCGGCTGCCCGAGGGCGACCGCGTGCGCGACGTCATCGCGATCTGGACGACGACGGAGCTCCAGGTGGCCGCGTCGCCGGCGGCGCAGGCCGATCGCGTGACCTACGCGGGCGCGTCCTACGAGGTCCAGGCGGTCGAGCGCTGGGACCTCGGCGAGTACTTCAAGGCGCTCGCCTCGCGGGTCGCCTGATACGTCGGGAGGAAGGAGACCCACATGCGCTCGATCGCTGCCCTCGCTGCCCTGCTGCTCGCCTCCGTCGCCCTCGCCGACCTGCCCAGCCCGCCCCACACCGCCGCCGGCGTCCAGGGCGCGGAGGCGAATGGAGCTGCTGCGGCGTCGTCGCCCGCAACGGGTCCCGTCCAGATGGGAGGCGTCGACGACGCCGGAGTCATTCGGAAGGCTCGGCTCTCGGCAGCCGGGGCAACGGACACCACCGCCGGCGCCTACACGAACTGCACGCTGACGGAGGTCCTCGTCCTGACCTCGGCTACGAACACCCCGGCGTCGCCGCTCGCGGGACGACGCCGCGTGATGGTCCAGAACCTCGGGCCCAACGCGATCTTCTGCAATCCGGGCGGCACAGCGACCCTGAACAAGGCGTGGCGCCTGGATGTCGAGGCCGCGACCGTGGACGCGAAGATCGAGTTTTTCATCCCGTCCAGCGTGAACCTGAGCTGCATCGCGGCCACCGCCAACCAGGTGACGGGCGCCGCGACCATCGTCGTCGAGTGCAAGTGACGTGGATCTCCTGGCCGTCGAGAACGCGCTGCACGCCTGGGCCGTCGCAGGCCTCGGCCTCGCCGTCGGGCAGGTCATCTGGGACGGTCCGAACGCTCCGGCACCCGCCAAGCCCTTCGCCACCCTGAAGCTCGTCGGCCCGTCCCGCCTCGGGCTGGGCGGCGAGTTGACCGACGAGACGGTCCTGACGAACCCGCCCGGCGAGGAAGTCGTGCTCACCCTCGCCGAGCACCACGAGTGGGTGCTCTCGCTCCAGGTCCTCGCCGCGCCGACGTCCGCCGCGAGCTCGGCGCGGGCGCTCCTCGAGGCCGCGACCATGAAGCTCCGCCTCCCGTCGGCGCTCGCGCAGCTGCGCGCCGCCGGCGTTGCCGTGATCGAGGTGGGTGATACGCAGGACCTGTCAGCGCTCTTCGCCGCCGACATCGAGTCGAGGGCGAAGGTCGACGTGAGGCTCCGCACCGTGGACACCGCCACCGAGAAGACCGGCTACATCGACAGCGTCGGCCTCACCTCGCCGTGGGGTTCATTCGACGCGCCCAAGCCGTAGGAGGAAACCGTGCCCCTGTCGGACATCGCCAACATCTCCATCTCGACGAGTGGCGGCGGCCTGAGCCTCCCCGGCTTCGGGACCGCGCTCATCCTCGGCGGCTACTCGAAGACCTGGCCGGAGCGGGTGCGCACCTACGGCGGCCTCGCCGACCTCACGGTCGACTTCGCCGTCGGAACGCCGGAGTACATCGCGGGCGCCGCGATCTTCGGGCAGAACCCGCGGCCCACGACCGTGAAGGTCGGGCGCGGCACGCTCAAGCCCACGCAGAAGTGGACCCTCACGCCGGACGTCTCGACCCAGGCGGTCCAGACCTACCGGGTGAAGATCGCGGGCGTGGCCTACGACTTCGTCTCCGACGCGACGCCTTCGGCCGCCGAGGTCGTGACCGGGCTCATTGCCGTGATCAACGCGGCCACGGGCGTCCACGGGCTCACCGCCTCGGGCGCGACCACCCTCGTCCTCACCGCGGCCCAGGGCGCGTGGCAGGAGGTCGAGGTCGGGGATGTCAACCTGCTCTCCCTCGAGCAGGACCATGCCGACCCGGGCGTCGCGACCGACCTCGCCGCCATCCAGCTCGAGACCGCGGACTGGTACGGCCTCATCACGCTCTGGAACTCGAAGGCGTGCGTCCTCGCGGCCGCCGCGTGGGCCGAGGCGAACGAGAAGCTCTACGTCGCCCAGACGCAGGACACCCCCTGCATCGCGGTCGCCGAGGGCGGCGCTACCGACGTGATGAAGAGCGCGAAGACGGCCGCCTACGCGCGGACGTCGCTCTGGTACGACCCCTCGAACAAGCCGGTGCTCGACGCCGGGCTCGTCGGGCGGATGTTCCCCGAGGACGCGGGCTCGGAGACCTGGGCGCTCAAGACGATCGCGGGTGCGCTCGCGCGCACCTTCACCGGCACGCACCTGGCGAACCTCAAGGCGAAGTACGGCAACTGGTACTACTCGATCGCCGGCGCGAACGTGACCTCGCCCGACTCGGGCCGCGTGTCGGCCAATGAGTGGATCGACGTCATCCGCGGGCGCGACGCGCTCAAGGTCGACATGCAGGGTCGGATCTTCGACCGGCTCCGCAGCGCGAAGAAGATCGCCTACACGGACGCCGGCGCGACCATCGTCGAGGGCGAGATCAAGGCCAGCCTGACGGCCTTCACGGGGCGCGGCTTCATCGCCGAGGGCTCCTGGGCGGTCACCACGCCGAAGGTCGCCACGCAGAGCTCGACGGACCGCGGGAACCGCTACTTCCCCGGCATCGCCTTCACCGGCAACCTCGCCGGCGCCATCCACAAACTGGCGATCACCGGCGCCCTCGCCGCGTAAGGAGCTGAGCCACCATGGCCACCCGCACCGCCACCTACGACGCCGGCCGCGTCGTCATCACCTTCGGCCCCCACGTCCTCACCGGCTACGCCGACGGCACGTTCGTGAAGGCCTCGCGCGACGAGGACACCTTCAAGAAGCGCGTCGGCGCCGACGGCTTCGGCACCCGGATCCGGATGCGCAACAAGGGTGGCTCCGTCGAGCTCACGCTCGAGCAGACCTCTCCCTCCAACGACTTCCTCGCCGCGACGCTGCTCTCCGACGAGCTGCTCGGCACCGGCGTCATGCCGCTCGTCGTGAAGGACCTCGGCGGCACGACGGTCGCCGCCGCTGGCGAGGCGTGGATCCGCAAGCCGGCCGACGTCGAGGGAGCGAAGGAGGCCGGGACGCGCTCCTGGACGCTCGACACCTGCGACCTCGCGATCTTCCCGGGCGGCAACGCCCTCTGACCTGGAGCCTCTGAGTGAGCGAGCCTCGCACCATCGAGATCGACGGCTTCACCTACACGATCGGCCGGCTGCCCCCCCGCCGCGCGCTGAAGCTGGAGAACCGGCTCCTGCGCGCGCTCGGCCCGGCGGTCGCGCACCTCGTCACGGCCATCCCGCTCAAGGATGGCAAGGCCGACCTGGCGAAGCTCGACCTCGCGGCGCTGGGTGGAGCGCTGCAGGGCCTCATGGCCCAACTCACCCCGGAGGAGCAGGACGTCATCATGGCCGAGCTGCTCTCGACCGTGATCGTCTCGACGCCGGAGGGGAAGGGCGGGGCGGTCATGCCGCTCTTCGACGCCCACTTCGACGGACGGCTGCCGGCGGTCTTCAAGCTCTGCTGGGCCGCGCTCGAGGAGAACTTCGGGGGTTTCATCGCGCCCCTCGTCGCCGCCGCCCGGACGGCGGGGGCGGCGATCCTCTCCAGGGCATCGACCACCTCGCCGGCGAGTGGCCCGTCTGGCGGGTAGTCGTCGACGAGCGCGTCACGGCGACGCTCGAGGAGATCGACCGCCACTGGACGTTGGAGGACGTGATGTCGGCGAACCAGATCCTCGACGCGCTGGATGAGGTCGTCGCCCGGAGGCGAGCATGAGCGTTCAGATCGTCGAAGAGCTCGCCGCAAGGCTCGGCCTGGAGATCGACGGCGAGGCGTTCGCCGTCGCGGAAAAGCTCCTGGGCGCCGTTCGTGGTGGGATGGTCGGTCTCGCGGCAGCCGGTGCTGCGGTCGGGATGGCGGTCGTCGCGGCCGCGGCGAAGACGGCGGCTTACGCGGACGCGACGGCGAAGGCGGCCGAGCGGACGGGGATCGCGGTCGACAGCCTTCAGGCGCTCCAGTACGCGGCCGAGCGGGCGGACGTCTCCGCCGGCGACCTCGAGGGTGCGCTGCGGTTCGCGGCGAAGCGCGGCGTGAAGGACCTGGAGGGCGAGCTCCTGCGGGCAGCAGAGCAGTTCGAGCGGATGCCGGACGGGGCCGAGAAGGCCGCGCTGGCGATGAAGCTCTTCGGGAAGCAGGGCACCGCGCTCATCCCGATGCTGAACAAGGGCACCGCTGGCCTCGACGAGATGACGGCGAAGGCGCAGGACATGGGCCTCGTCCTCGGCGCCGACACCCAGGAGCAGGCGGCGGCGCTGAAGGACACGCTCGAGGACGTCCAGGGCTACCTGCGCGGGCTGGCGTACACGATCGCGGGTCCGTTCCTGAAGCCGATCCGGGAGGCGCTGGAGCGGCTCGCGAAGTGGATCCGCGAGCACCGGCCGCAGATCCAGAGGGCCTTCGAGGCGATCGGCACAGCGATCGGCACCGCCATGAAGTACGCCGCACAGCTCATCGAGCCGGTGATCGACCTCCTGTGGCGGCTCGGGGGGGCGATCCTTGGCAGCACGACGGGCCGCGTGCTCGCGGCGCTGGCGGCGTTCGGCTTCGCCCTTACCCTGCCGTTTGCGGGGCCGGTCATCGCGATCGGCGCGCTGCTCGTGGCGCTCGAGGAGCTCTGGGGCTGGATTACCGGCGAGCGTGACACGCTGCTCGAGGACACTTTCGGCCCCTTCGCCGACTTCAAGAAGGACTTCCTCGGGTGGCTCTCGTTTGACGCCACGGACTCTCCGCTCGTGTTGGGGCTCAAGGGGATCCTGATCCTCGTGAAGGAGCTCTTCGGCTACCTGCGCGACTCCGTGACGATGTGGGACAATCTGCTGTCGAAGGGCTCGATCAACCCCGGGTTCAACCGAGAGAACGCCGGCGGCACGCTGAAGTTCGGGCTCCGCTCGCTCTTCGGCGACAGCCTCCTGCGAGGCATCCTCACCGAGCAGGGGCAGGCGGCGCTCTACGAGGGCTCTACCTTTGCCGTCCCGCAGCAGTTCCAGGCGCCCGCCGCGCCGACCTCAGTGACCGGAGGTTCGCGCAGCGTGGCCGTGAGCGTCAACGTGACTGCGCCGGCTGGCGTCGACGCGCAGTCCTGGGCGGACCAGCTCGGGGCCGCGCTCGCGCCGCACGTGGAGCGCGCGATCGACGCACGGAACGCGGCGGCCCTGCCCGCCGCGGCCAGGTGACCGATGGCCGCCATCGGCTACACGACGGACGACGGCCGCCTCGAGGTGATCGAGTTCGACGTCCTGGACTCGCACGGGGTCACGCACGCGGCGAAGGCGACGCAGTACCCGGTGGAGACCGGCGCGGTTATCACCGATCACGTGCTCCAGGACGCCGACGTGGTCCGGCTCGCTGGACTCGTGACCAACACGCCGCTGCCAGCGAACGTCTCCATGGGCTTCCAGTACGACTCCTTCATCAGTGCCGCGGCCGGAGGCCAGTTCAAGGGCCGAGCGCAGGCGGCGTACCACGCGCTCGTGCGCGTGAAGGAGGCCGGGAAGCCCGTCACCATCGACACGCCGCTGCGCTGGTATGAGGACATGGTCCTCGAGTCGGTCGAGACGTCGGAGAGCGACGGCGGTGATGCGCTGACCTTCAACCTCTCCGCGCGCCAGATCCGAACGACGTCGACCGCGACCGTGCCGGCGCCCCAGATCGAGGCCGCGAATCCGAAGGTGAAGAAGGGCAAGCAGCCCACCAAGAAGGTCGAGGGCGGGCGCCCGAAGTCGACCTTGAAGGCCGGGAAGCAGCTCATCTTCGATGCCCCCTAATCCATGACCACCCTGATCCTCGCCGCGGCGGCCGACGCCCCGCACTTCGACTTCAGCTCCACGCTGGAGGGGAAGCTGCTCACGTTCGAGTTCCGCTGGAACGAGCGCTCAGGCGCCTGGTTCCTCTCCCTCTTCGACGACACCGGCGCGCCGATCTTCTCCGGTCGGCGGGTGGTCCTCGGCGCGGACCTGCTCGGCCGCTCGGCCGACTCGCGCCTGCCCCCGGGGATGCTCATCGCCTACGACACCTCGGGCGCCAACCTCGAGGCCGGACGGAACGACCTCGGGGGCCGGGTCAAGATCCTCTACGTCGAGGCGAGCTGATGTCCGCGAGCTTCGGTCGCGCCTGGAAGGTGATCGTCGGCGAGACGGAGATCGCCGGGCTCCGGGTTCGCTTCAAGGCGAAGAAGACGGCGAGCGCCGACCCAAGCGCGCTCGACCTCTCCATCTACAACCTCTCCGCGTCGACGCGCGCGAAGCTCTCGGCCTCGGCCCGTCCACCGGTGGTCCTCATGGCCGGGTACAGGGACGCCGCGGGGCTCATCTTCGCGGGGCCGGCCCGCACGATCGACCACGTGTGCGAGGGCGCGGACTGGATGACCCACATCCTCTGCGGCGACGGCGAGCAGGCCTACGCCGGCTTCTCCTCGTTCTCCTTCAAGGCCGGCACGAAGAAGGGCGACGTCCTCGCGCGCTGGACGGACGACCTCAAGGCGCTCGGCGTCGACGTCGCCGACGCGCAGGCCGCGATCCGGATGGGCGGGATCGCCGGGCTGAAGGAGTACTTCACGCAGGGCTTCGCCGCGCACGGCCGGACGATGAAGGAGGGGGACCGGCTCCTCGCGTCGATCGCGGCGGAGTACTCCATCCAGGATGGCCGGCTGGTCATCACGGAGGTCGCGAAGCCCTCGGCCGAGCCCGCGGTCCTCCTGTCGCCGGCGACGGGCCTGCTCGGCAGCCCGGACCGCGGTGCACCGGAGAAGGTCGGCGGGGAGACGACGCCCGTCGCGCTCCTCAAGGCGAAGGCGCTCCTGAACGGCGAGCTGCGCCCCATGCGCGCGCTGCGCCTGGAGACCGCCTCTATCAGCGGCGACTACCGGGTCGAGAGCGTCGAGCACGCCGGCGACTCCCATGGCGCGGAGTGGTCCTCGACGGTGGAGGCTCGACCGCTGTGAGCGCGCCGTCTTTGGCCGACGTCGTCCGTGCGTTCGTCCGGGAGGGGGCGGCCGACCTGCACGTCTCGATCCCCGCGAAGGTGGTCCGGGTGGAGCTCGCGAAGGGACTCGTCGACGCGCAGCCGCTCGTGAAGGACGTCTTCGACGGGGAGGCGGTCTCGGTCCCGGTCATCACCAACGTCCCGATCGTCTGGCCGGGCGCGGGCGGCTTTCGGCTCACCTTCCCGATCGCCGCCGGCGACGTCGTTCTCCTGGTCTTCTCGGACCGCTCGCTCGACCTCTGGCTGGAGAAGGGCGGGGAGGTGGACCCCGAGGACCCGCGGCGCCACGCCTTGAGCGACGCCATCGCGATCCCGGGCCTGCGCTCGTTCAAGGAGCCCTGGTCGGGAGCGGCCGCCGACGGGGTGGCGCTGGGGAAGGACGGCGGGACCCAGGTGAAGGTGAAGGACGGGGCGATCGAGCTCGGCGGCGACGCCCAGCCTGCAGCGCTCGGGACGTCCGTGCGCACCGAGCTCGACGCCATCTGGACGGCGCTCCAGACCCACATCCACCCTGCGACCTGCACCGGCGGGACCACCACCGTCTCCGCGCCGGCCGTCACGAAGGCGGCAGAGACGGTCGAGTCGGCGACGGTCTCCCTGGCGGAGTAGCCGCACCCCCGAGCCGGGCGATACGTGATCGCCATGGCCGGCCTCTCCATCAAGACGACGTCCGGCGAGCTCGTCTTCGAGGCGGGCTCGCTTGCTATGGTCACCGGGAGGGACGCCATCGCCCAGGGGATCGGCGCTCGGCTCAAGACCTTCCGCGGCGAGTGGTTCCTGGACGGCTCGATTGGCGTGCCCTACCTCGAGCAGGTCCTCGGCCGGAAGCGTCCCAACCTGGCGGCGGTCGAGCAGCTGCTCCGCGCCGAGATCCTCGCGGTCGCCGGCGTGACCTCCGTCCTCGCCCTCACCCTCTCGCTCGGCTCCACGACTCGCACGCTCTCCGGCACCTTCTCGGCCGCGACGAGCGAGGGCGTCGTGGAGGGGACCATCTAGGCCATGGCCACCACCTACGGCGTCACTCCCACGGGCTTCGTCACCAAGCCGCTCGCCGACTGCAAGACCGAGCTCGAGGCGGCCTTCCGGGCGGCGTTCGGCGCCGACATCAACCTCGACCCGCGGGAGCCCCCGGGGCAGCTCGTCGGTATCCTCGCCGAGCGCGAGGCGGCGCTCTGGGACCTCGCCCAGGACGTCTACAGGGCCATGGACCCCGACGCGAACGAGGGGGACGCCCAGGACGCCATCGCTGCGATCACGGGCACCCTGCGCGAGCCTGCGCGCGCGAGTACGGTGACGCTCGTGGTGGCCGGGACGGCGGGGACCGTCCTCGCGTCCGGGCGCGTGGCGAGCTCGCCGGCGACGGCCTACCGCTTCGCGACGACGGTCGCGGCTACGATCGCGGCCGCGACAGCGTGGGCTGGCACGACCGCCTACACGGTGGGGCAGCGGCGCGCGAACGGCGGCGAGATCTACGAGGTCACGATCGCGGGGACCTCGGCCGGCGCGGGCGGCCCGACGGGGCAGGGGAGCGCGATCGTCGACGGCGGCGTGACCTGGGAGTGGGTCATCACGGGGACCGCCTACGCCGACGTCGCCGCCGCGGCGGAGGAGACCGGGCCGAAGCAGGCGCTCGCCGGGTCCATCACGGTCATCGAGACGCCGGTGGCGGGGTGGACCGCCGTACGGAACCCGCTCGATGCGGTCGTGGGCGCGGACCTGGAGACGGCCGCGGCGCTCCGGATCCGACGCGAGGACGAGCTGCGCGCGGTCGGCGGAGCGGCGCAGGACGCGATCCGGGCGGACGTCCTCGCGGTCGACGGCGTCACTGCCTGCACCGTCTTCGAGAACACCACGGCGGTCACCGACGCCGACGGGATCCCGCCGAAGGCGATCGAGGTGATGGTCTCGGGGGGCGCCGACCAGGCGATTCGTGAGGTGCTCTGGGGCTCGAAGGCCGCGGGCATCGAGACGCACGGCGGAGTTTCGGGCTCCATCACCGACTCCCAGGGCGTGAGCCACACGGTCGAGTTCTCGCGTCCGACGGCCAAGCTCGTCTACCTCGACGTCGACATCAAGGTCGGGTCGACCTTCCCCGCCGACGGCGACGCCCAGGTGAAGGCGCAGCTCGTCGCGCAGACCTACGCCGCCGGCGACGACGTGATCGCCTGGGCGCTCAAGAAGCTCGTCACCGTCGCGGGGGTGCTGGACGTGCCGGTGCTCCGGGTCGGGCTGGTCCAGTGGCCAGCGACCGAGGCTACCCTCACCATCGCCGCGCGCGAGCTCGCCAAGCTCGACTCGGCTCGGATCCGTTTGAACCACGTCTGAGCCATGGGCACCCCGACCCACATCCTCGACCACGCCGACCAGGCGGCCGCGCGGCTCCTCCAGCAGTACCGAGAGGGCGTCTCCGTGCCGGCGCTGGTCCGCGCGCTCTCCAGCGGCTACCAGCAGATCGAGGACGTGCTCTGGGACATCCGGCTGCGACGGGCGGTGAGCGCCGCGGAGGGCCAGCAACTGGACGTCCTCGGGCGCATCGTCGGGCAGCCGCGCGACGGCAGGACCGACGCGGTCTTCGGGATCTGGATCCTCGCTCGCGTGCGCCTGAACAAGGGCTCGGGCCGGCCGGAGGACATCCTCCAGGTGTTCGCCGCGATCACGCAGGGCACGACCCGCCTCGATCTCGAAGAGCAGTACCCCGCCGGCTTCGTGCTCCGGATCGGGGCGAACCCGAACGTGCCCTCGGCCGAGCTCGCGACGCTGCTCAAGACGGCCCGCGCGGGCGGCGTGCAGGCGATCATCGAAGCGCCGAACGCGATCCCCTCCCAGACCTTCACCCTCGACATCGGCCCGGGGCTCGACGTCGGCAAGCTCGCCGACGCGCTCCCGGCGTAGGAGATCCCCATGGCGAAGCCAACGTCACTGCCGCGCTGGAGCGAGACCGTCGCCGGCGTCCCCGGGACCAACGAGGTCGAGCCCACCGAAGGGAAGAAGGACACCGGCTACGGGACCGGCGGCGACATCCCGACGAGCGGCGGCCTCAATTGGTGGATGCGGCTGGTCTACCTGTGGGCGAAGTGGCTGGACTCGGCCGCGTCGATCGCGACGGCTTCGGCGCTCGTCGTGCGGGATGCGGCGGGCCGGGCCCGGTTCGCTGACCCTTCGGACGTCGCCGATGCCGACACGAAGGGGGCGCGCGACGCGGCGATCACCACTGCCCTTACGACTGCCCTTGCCGTCAGCACTGGTGCCCTGACGATGGGGTCGGACTGGAGCCAGGGCGCGGGCACGGTGCTGAAGAAGACGGCAGGGATCGTTACGTTGACGCTCTACGCGGTCTCGGGGAGCACGGCGACGCCCGGTGTGGTGGCAACCCTCCCGGTCGGATACCGACCCAACGTGGACATCCAGTGCATCGGACAGGGGAAGCTGTCGGCAGCCATGTTCAACGTCAAGACAACGGGCGTCATCGAGTTCTTCTCCTACCAGACCTCCTTTGGAGGGTTCACGGGCGCACCGAGTCCAGTAGGCAACCTGACCGGAGTCCTGATCTCGATCGCCTTCCACGTCGCCTAGTAGCAGTCCGGGTAGAGGCTCGGAGGCGCGAGCTGGTCGACGTAGAGCGCGACCTGCCCGTCCCACCGCGGATCGGTGTGGCCGGGATCCCAGAGGACGGCGTGCCCGATCTCGTGCGCGAGCGGCGTGGACTCGACGCAGTGGCCGGCGCCGATGCCCTGCGAAACGTCGAACTCGATCTGGCGGTAGGTGTAGTCGGCATCGAGGGGCACCCAGCCGGCCGGGTCGTAGTAGGTGGTGCACCCTCCGCCCGCGCCGTCGCAGGCGTCCACGTCCATGAAGTGGATCCGGAGACCGGCGAGGCGCTCCGCGCCCCAGTAGGCGGCGGAGATGTCTAGCGCACGTCGGATCCGGACCTCGGTGTCGGGCGCGTGCAGCCACGGCTGCGCTGACTCGACGTAGACCCCGACCTCATCCCAGCAGAAGGTCGCGGCCTCGCAGGGGTCGAAGCGACCACATCCGGAGCACCCCACCAGGAGCATCACCGCCACCACGAAGGCCGTCTTCATGCACCCCGCGTATCAAGCTGGGGACGCAGGCCCGAGGCGGTTCGGGGCGGCGGATTCGCCTGGCGCGGGCGCCGCTAGCCGGCGGGGCCGCCCTTGATACGTGGGGGCCATGAAGCTCGCCCCCGTCATGCAGCTCCGCGGCGTGCGGCCGGAGACGGTCCTGGTCGCCGTCGTCATCGACTCGGTCTACGCGCGGCACGGGCTGGACGCCGCGATCACCTCGGTGGTCCGAGCCCCCAGCGCCACCAGCCTCCACGACGACGGCCTGGCGCTGGACGTCCGGCTCCCGAGCGCCAGCGAGCGGATCGTGCGGCCGCTGGTGGAGGGCGACGACCTGGACGAGCTCGTGCTCGACGACCTCCGGCGCGCGCTCGGCCCCCACTGCGACGTGGTGGACGAGCGGAAGCCGCTGCACGACCCCCCGCCGGTCGGCTGGGGTCCCCACTTCCATGTGGAGATCCAGCCTCGGGCTCCGGCCCGTCGCTAAGGACGCCAGTGACGGCCGTTGACCACAGCGTGGATCGCGGTATCCGAGACGCCGTACTCGCGTCCGAGGGCGCTCTTGTTCGTCTCGCCGGCAGCGTGCCGGCTGCGGATCTCGGCCACGCTGGCCGGCGAGAGCTTGGCCCTCGGGTTGGCGGCGCCGCGGCGGTCGTACAGGCGGCCCTTCTGAACGCAGTCGGCGACGTTCTCGGCGTGCGTACCGAGGAAGAGGTGCGCGGGGTTCACGCAGGCGCGGTTGTCACAGCGGTGGCAGATCTCCATGCCCTCCGGGATCTCGCCGTGGTGGAGCAGCCAGCAGGCGCGGTGCGCCCCCATCATCCGGCCCCAGCCCCGGTCCTTGATGGTCGGCGGGGGTCCAAGCCCGTGCACCCAGAACAGGCCGTAGCCCGTGGGGAGGCGCGACGCGCGCCACTCCCAGCATTCGTCGGGGCCGCGAACCTCGACCTTCTCCCAGAAGCGACCCAGCTGTTCGTTCCAACTCATGGCGTCGCCAGTATAGGCGGCGCGTCCGACAGGAGAGACGCATGACCCCGACCTACGCCCCCGGCCCCGGCTTCAAGACCTACGGCCCCGCCCTCTCGCGCTCCCGCCTCCGGGCCGCCGCGCTCTTCTTCGGCATGCTCGCCCTCGCCGTGATGGCGATCCTTCTCCCCGCGATCGTCCACGGCCAGACGCCCGACCCGGGCGCGGACCCCAGCTCGTTCCTGCTCTCCATCGTGACCGCCATCCAGGGCGGCGACTGGCGCGGGCTCGCGGTCCTCGTCGCGATCGGCGTCACCTGGGCGGCGAAGAAGTACGGCGCGAAGCTCTGGCCCTTCCTCGGCACGGCGCGCGGCGGTGCGGCGCTGGCGCTCTTCCTGGGCTTCGCGGGCACCCTGGTTCCGGCGCTCGCCGGCGGCGCGAGCATCACGCCGAAGCTGGCGATCGACGCCCTCCTCTTCGGCCTCACCTCCATCGGCGGCTGGGTCGGCGTGCGGCGGCTGATCTGGGGCGACGTCTCGGCGCAGGTGAACGCGGAGGCCGCCAAGGTGGCGACGCCCCTCCCGGCGGACGCGACGCTCGAGCAGCTCCGCGACCGGGCCGACAGGCCGGTGGGGTAGGGCGTGCGGCGCCTCGTCTCGGCGGTGGTGGCGGCGGCCCTGATGGTGGGCGGCGTGGCGCGGGCGGAAGGGCCGCCGTCGCCTCCACCGGGGCAGCGCCCGATCCTGCGGCAGGGTGAGCCAGCGCCCGCGGACGGGCTGCTCGCGACGGACCCGTGGGCCAGGTACGACGACAAGCGCCTGGCGTGGGTGACCGCCCAGCGGGAGGCATGCCTGCGCCAGCTCGAGGTCTCCCCGCCCCCGGGCGGCTGGCGGCCGACGCTGATCGTCGCCGGCGTGACGGTGACGCTCGGACTCGCCGGCGGGCTCTACCTCGGCGCGAAGATCTGGAGGCGGTGATGGGAGACGCGGAACGGACGACCACCGGCGAGCATCCCCGGGCAGAGGTCGAGCTCGCGCGCCTGGACCAGCGCGTGGTGACCCTGGAGCGAGAGATGGGCGAGCTCAAGCGGCAGGCCTCCGACCACCACGCATCGGATACATCGCGCTGGGACGGGTTCCTCATCGCGTTCGGGAAGCTCGAGGCGAAGGTCGAGGGGCTCAACGGGCGGATGGCGGGCTACCTGCTCGCGGGCATGCTGCTCGCGTCCGTGGTCGCGGTGGTCGCGCAGTACGCGATCAAGGGGCACTGACCATGGACAGGGAGCGCTTCGCGAAGGCGTGGAACACGTGGCAGGGCCGCCTGCTCGTGGGGTTCGGGGTCCTTCTCGGCGTGGTGGAGCTCGTCGACCTGGTGCTCCGCTCCCGCGGCGTCCCCGTCGAGCTCGTCTCGCAGAGCGCGCGGCGGGTGGTCTTCTCGGGCTTCACGGCGCTGGCCTTCTTCTTCGGCAGCATGACGACGCACTGGTTCGTGACCTGGAGGCGGAGGACGTGGGAGGGGACGATCGCGAATGTCCTCGGTCTCTTCTTCTGGGCGGTCTTCGCAGCCTACATCGCGGCCTCCTTCCTCGACCCCGACCCCGCCTACTGGCCGGTCGTGACGCAGTGGCTGCGTTACCCGCCGGTCGCGGCGCTGGTCGGCGCGGTCCTCGCCTACGTCTGCTTCCCCCAGCGCTCGCGCTGGTTCCCGGGGTACTGAGCCATGACGCCGTTCGTGCTGAGAGGGATGTTCCCCCGCCCGAAGCCGTGCCCTCAGCCGGCGATGGGCGCGTGGGTCGGCTTTCAGGTCCAGGCGAGCGCCGAAATCGACCTCGACAAGGGCGAGGTCCGGGGCTTTCAGGAGTTGATCCGCTCCGTCCCCGCCGACCCGTCGCAGCCCAGCTCGGGAGACACGTCCGAGGCGTTCACGGTGCAGCTGACCGACGGCGACGTGACGATGATCCGCGCCATCCTTGACGCGCGGCTCGCCGCCCTCGGGGTGTCGCCCAAGCGGACCTTCAAGATCGCCCTCGACGGCTCGGGCGCCATCGGCGTCACGTTCGCGCCGCAGACGTTCGCCCCGACCCCGACCGACATCCAGCAGATCATGGGGATCGTCCTGATGCGGGCGAAGCTGCTGGACACGATGGGGGTCTACAACGAGCCGCCCACGGCGGAGCACCCGGAGCCGTACACGATCACCATGACCGTCAACGGGGCTCCGGTGTGACCGCTCCCCGAGTCAAGTCGTTCACCCTCGACGACGCCGCTCGGACCGGCGGCGCTCGCATCGCGGACGCGGCCAGCGGCCTACCTCGCCGCCTCATCGGCGCGGGTCGGCATTGGCTCTGGCGTGGCGACGGAGTGGCGACCGACCTCTACGGTGGCGCGGACGTGGGTGGGTGGGGAGGCGGCATCCCGGTCTACTCCTCCCCCGGCAGGTTCCTGACCTCCGCATTTCAGTGCTCCCCGTGGTCGTTCTTCCCGGCGGCCCCAGTGGAGGTCGCCCCCGAGCAATCGCTCACGTTCGCCCTCTGGGAGAAGGGAGTGACGACGCAGGGCTACTCGAACAACTATCTGGCGGACGGGACCTCGCAGATGAGGCCCCACGGGTTCTACGCCGCCATCGCCAACGACTCGCAGGTCATCGTCGCCGTGAACCGATGGTCGACGATGATCCTCGGGCTGCTTTTCGATTGCGGCGCGGGACTGAACGACGTTTCGCAGTGGATGCACTTCTACGTCGAGCTCAAGGCGGTCCCAACGGCAACGGGCATGACGATTCGCGCCGATGGCGTCCGGGTCTGGAGGGACAACGTCGAGTGCGCGCTCGCCACCGTGATCGCGGACCCGGGGTGGGACATCGACCCCGCCACCAGCATCGTGACCTACGGCGGAATCGCTGGCTCGGCGGGGAGCGCCGCCGTCCTGTCGGACCTCTTCCTCGGGGAAGGCATCTACAACCCCTTCCTGCGCGAGGCCCTCTTCGCAGGCGGACCACCGACCGCCGACCAGATGGTATCGCGTGCCCGGTTCACCGCCCCGGAGATCACGGCGGCGAAGCGCCCCACGGGCATCCTCCTCCCCGGCGCGACCGACCAGATGGGCGCGTTCAACGCGGGGCGAAACACCCGCGCGTACCTCTCCCGCGACGCTGGGGCGACCCGGCTGGAGGCGGAGGTCGGTCGCTACTACCCGACGACCGGGAGCCCTCCGTCCGGTGGCGGCGCTCCCTGCGGCGGGGCTGGGGCCGCCGTGACGCTGGACGTTGAAATCGGTGGTGGCGCTTGGGTGGCTGACGCCATGGGCGGCGGTCCGACTCTCGTCTACGAGGAGGCGGATCCACCCACCGTCTACGTTCCCCAGCCGCGCGCGGCGATCGTCCGCCACGCCGCCGTCGTCTCCGCAACCCCTCGCCCGGTGCGTGTCATCCACGCCCACCGGCCGACCACGGTGAACCCATGACCCTCGAGAAGCAGATCATCGGCGACACGATCACCGTGGAGTTCGAGGCGAAGCTCGACGACGGGACCGTTCTCGACCTCACCGCCGCCACGCTCGCCGCCTCCATGCGCCGCGGCGGCACCACGCTCGCGATCCCGTGCAGCTCGGCGGCGGCTGTCGCCCCGGCTGCGACCTCGGGGAAGTGGCGCGCGACCTGGCTGCCGGCCCTCACCGGGGCGTTCGCCGCCGACTTCTACGAGTACGACGGCAAGGTGACGCTCGCGGGGAACGTCTACCACGTGGGCGAAGGGACGCTGACGTTCAAGGCGGGAATCTCGTAGGCTCCACGCTGCGGACTGGCCCCGGTGGCCGTCTCACCTCGCCCACCGCTTCCGGCCCACGACGGCGTCCAGCCGCACCGGGATCTGTCCGCTCCTTCGAGAGCGCGGTGACAGATCCCGGCCGGCCCTCCGCAGCGTCTCCTCGCCCAGGTCATCCAGCGGGAGGGTCCCGCGCAACTCGATCCGCCCCGTCGGCCACACCGCGATCGACCGCGGCGGGAAGAGGATCTCCACGAGCTCGCGCCACTCCGCGAAGCCGGCACGGCCGAGGCCCTTCCGCAGCTGGCCAACCCGCTCCTCGACCTCGCCGGCGAGCTCGACCCGGCGCGCGGCCGTCTTGAGGCGGGACTGGGCGTCCTCGGCCCGGCGCTCCGCCGCTGCGCGGAGCCGCGCGACCTCGGCGAGCTGGGAGGCCTGGACCTTCGCGGAGAGCATCCCCTTCCGCGACAGACGGGCGAGGCGCTCCTCCTGGCGATCGAGGTCCCGGAGCTCCCGCGCTGCCTCGGCCGCGTCCTCCTTCGCCGAGCGGGTGTCGTCGGGCAGGTCCTGCGCCGCCGCCGCGGCGAGCGCCCCCGGCCGGCCCAGCCAGGTCTCCACCGCGCCGCGCACGGCCTCGTCGACGACGTCGGCACGATGGCGGCCGGCGCAGGCCCCACGCGGCTTGCAGTAGTAGTAGGTGTGCCCGCCTCCGCGGTCCGTGTAGAGGGGGCTCCCGCACGCGCCGCAGGTGGCCAGCTTGCGGAGCAGCGCGGGGTGGACGTCCCTCCGGCCTCCGGTGATGTCGTTCGCCTTCAGGCGGGCGAGCGCGGCGGCCTGGGTGGCCTCGTCGACGACGGGCGGGATCTGCGCCTCGGCCCCGTGCGAGCGCCAGCGGCCGGCGACGTGCGGAGCGGTGACGGCGTTGTAGACGGTGCCGGCAGTCCACGGGCGGCCGGTCGAGGTAGTGACCCCCTCGCCGTTGAGCTGCTCGACGATCTGGCGGAGGGAGCGGCCGCGGAGGACCAGGTCGAAGAGCCGGCGGTAGGTGGCGAGCGCCTCCCGGTCGACGCCCCACGTCCCCGTCGCCTTGTCGAAGGTCCGGCCCCATGGCGGTTTCGAGGAGACGAGCCGACCCTCGGCGGCGAGCCGGCGCTTCGCCGCCATCGTCCGCTCGAGGATCTTCCGGCGCTCCTCGGCCGAGGCGAGCGTCGAGACCACCCACGTCAGCTCCCCGCCCATCGTCGTCGGGTCGAGGACCGAGCCGCCGGCGTCGACGATCACCGCGCCGGCGCGCCGCACCATCGAGAGGACGGCCGCTCGCTCGACCATGTCGTCGTGGCGGGTGAGCCGATCGAGGTGGCGAACGCGGACCTCGTCGAACCCGCGCACGGCCGCGAGCTCGGCCAAGCGGAGCAGGTCCGGCCGGTCGACGCCGGCGGCGGCGCCGCTGATCTGCCCCTCGATCCGCTCAACCAGACGGCCGGGCCTGTGGAGGCGGAGCCGGTCGAGCGCCGCGCGCTGGTCGGCGGGCGTGTCCCGCGCCGCCTGTCCGGTGGAAGAGACGCGGACCAACTCGACGAAGCGGGGGAGCGCGGGGGCGTGAACCGGGGCGGCCATGGGCGGAACCCTATCCGGTCGCTCGCGCGGCCAGCCAGCGGAGAACCGCGGCCGCCGCCTTCGGGTCAGGCGTCGCGGGGGCGCAGACCACCGTGTAGGCGGGCACCTTGCGGGGCGGACGTGGCCGCCGCTTGGTGGTCTGCGTGGGCATCAGCCGCGCCCGTTCTTCTCCGCCCACCAGGCCAGGACGACCAGGTCACCCTCGTCGGCCTTCTCCGAGTAGACCTCCGAGTCATCGTGGACGACGCTCTTCGGAACCCAGACCTCCTCCTCGCCGTCGAGCAGCACGAGGAGCGCGCGGTCCGTCGCCCGGACCACCTTCGCCGGGCCGAGGTTCACGCCGTCGCTCATGGCGCCTCCGTCTTGCCCGTCGACCACGGATCAAGCCCGGCCCGACGCAGGTCGAGCAGCAGTTCCTTGGCCGCCTCCTCGCGCGCCTCGGAGAGCGGAAGGCCCTCCCACCACCACGTCAGGACGACGCGCCACCAGAAGTGGAGGCGAAGCCAACGGTAGAACCACCACACGGCGAGCCTGTCCCTCACGACTTCCTCCTGTGCTGCGCAGCGGCGGGGCAGTCGGCGAAGTGGGACGTCCGGAGCCGGTCCCCGGCCGCGCGCGCCCGCGCGAGCTCGTCGCCGGCGAGCACGAACGCGAGGACGGAGCCGCCGCGGTCCACCAGGCGGACGTTGCCCTCGGGAGACGGCTCCGCGTTCACCGGCATCGACTTCTTGCTGGGGAGCTGACCCCAGAAGATCGGCCGCTGGCAGGACCGGCAGGTCTTCGGCTCATGGCGGGGCGCCGGAATATTCCGTGGAATATTCCTTGCGGGATCAGCGGCTTCCGCAGGCTCTGCCGTTTTCGACCCCTCGACATGAGGCGGCGCCGCCGCCTCACCGACGGTCGGGATCTCCGTCACGCCCGCCTTCTCGCGCGCCCGCGCGAGGACCTCGCCGACTTCCTGGGGGGATCCGCCGCGGGGGTTCACGCGCTCCTCCTTGCCGCCTCTGCGGCCTCCATCGCCTCGGCCAGCAGCCGCGCCGGCCGCCGGAAGTACGCCGGCAGGTCGAGCCCGTTCCGCTCGCAGAACTCCAGGACCAGCGGCTCGATCGCGCGCGGGTCGCGCCCCCACGTCTCGTGGCAGGACTCCGGCGGGCCGCCACAGATGAGGGCGACGTTGCCCAGGTGCTGCCGTTCGCGGCGGCGACCGCGGCCGCCCTCGAGGTGGTGCAGCTGCAGCGCGCCGCGGCGCCCGCAGAACTCACAGGGCGGCGGGCTCTGGCCGCGGTCCCGGGCGTGCCGAGGGTTCTCGGCTGCCCGGAGCCACGCCTGGCCGCGCAGGATCGCCATCGCGAGGACCTCCCGCTCGCGCTCCTCGCGCGCGGCCCGGAGGCGCTCCGTGCGCGTCGGCTTCGGGAAGGCCTGCGGCGGTCGCTTCGCCTTAGCCACGCTTGACCTCCGGGATCCGCTGCGCGGCGCGTTCGTAGTGGGTCGCCGCGGTCAGGAGCCAGTACCGGAGGGTCTCCGGGTCGGCGCCCTGGTCGACCGCGCCGAGCAGCTCCGTGTGCGCCTTCTCCGCCTCAGCCATCTCGGCGTGCACGGCGCGGTGGGTGTCAGGGTCGAGAGCGCTCATGCTGCCTCCGGGAGGCCGAGGCGGCGGGCGGTCGCCCGGGTGGCCTCGCCGATCGCGCCGTGGAGCGACGGGCCATAGAAGCGCTGCCCGGCCACGTCGACGAACCACTCGCCGGCGACGTCCTGCCCCCAGCCGCCGTACGCCTCGCCGGCGAGCTCGCGCAGGCGGTCGAGCCGGCGGACCTGGTGGGCGTCGAGCGGCAGGCCGAGGCAGAGCGGGTCAGCCACGGCGGCCGACCTCCTTCGCCCGCTTGGCGACGAGCCGCTCTGCCGCCCTGATGGCGCTGCGCGGATGAGCGGTGCAGACGTAGTTCGACGGGCTCGTCCAGCCGCACCCGACGTCGCACGCGTGGTCGTCGGTGCAGCCGCAGAGGATGCACCGCCCGCCGCCCTCGGCGAACGCCACCAGGCGGACCCCGGCGCAGATGCCGCAGGTGCACCCGACGCGGTGGTAGGGCTTCCCGTCCGAGTGGACGATCGACCCAGTCTCCCGCATGTTCTCGATCAGGTCCGTCAGCGCCTCGACGCACTCCTCCTCGAAGGGGGTCACCGCCGGCCTCCCTGCGCCGCGCGGCAGGGGCAGGACAGCGGGCACGCGTCGCCGTGCGCCGCGCGCGGGTCGCCGGGGGGAGGCCAGAGCGGCGAGACGTAGCCCGTCCCGCGCTGCGCCGGCGGCCGCGGGCGTTCGAGGAAGCGGCTCGGCGCGAAGTCGCAGGTCGTCGCCGAGCGCTTCGAGAAGCCGAAGGAGACGCAGCGCTCGATGTGGGCGCACTCGGCGCAGGTCTTCCCGGCCGGGAGGAGCATCGAGGGGTCAGCCACGCGACACCTCGGACGACCACGTCTCGCCGTCGATAATGCGCCGGATCGCTCTCTTGTGAACGCCGAACTCACGCGCGAGCGCCTTGGCAGAGTTGGGCTGACGAACGGGGCCGCAGGCCGTGCCGGCGGCGAAGCGTCTTCGGATCTCGTTCACCTGCTCAGCGGTCAACTTGCTGGCACCGTTCGCCTCGCCATGGCTGATGCCGGGGTTCGAGCGCCCCTTCTCGGCCATGTCCCGCATGTTCTCTTCCTGCGTGCCGAGGAAGAGGTGCTCCGGGTTCACGCAGGCCGGCTGGTCGCAGGAATGGAGGACGAAGACGCCCTCGGGAAGGCGCCCGTGCGCCAACTCCCACGCGAGTCGGTGAGCAGCGACGACCGCCTTGGGCGGGTAGAGCCCAAAGCGGCCGTAGCCCCTGCGTCCATCGGACGCTCCTAGCCAGAGCCAGCAGCCCGTGTTGGGCTCCGGGCTCACCTTGGCCATGAAGCGCTGGCTGAGGGTGGCGCTACCCACGGCGCCTCCGAGCAGCGGCGCCCTTCGTGTCCTTCTTCGTCAGCTCGCCGGCGCCGGCGTTCTTGAGGATCCCGTCGGCCGCGCGCTCCAGGAGGTCCGCCTGGCAGAGCTTCTTCGCGTCGGAGAGGAGGGTCGTGAACGTGCCGAGGGTCTTCCACGAATCGCCGTGCGTCGTGGAGACCTTGGCCACCCACGTCTTCCCGCCCGGGGTCGGCGCCACGTGGTAGACGAGGCCGTCGACCGGCTCGGCGGTGTGCTCGTCGTCGGCCGAGACCCACTTCAGCTCGCCGCCCTTGCCCTTCGCCGGCGCCGCCGCGGTCTTCGCCTTCACCGCCTCCTTCGCCTCCGCCCGGATCGCCTTCTCGTCCACGCCGGCCCAGGCGTAGAGCGCCTTCTGCGCCTTCACGATCTCGCCGTAGGGGCAGCCGGTGAGGAGGGGATCGACGACGAGGCCGAGAACGAAGAGGCGCAGCTCCTTCCCCTTCATCGTCGCCACGTGGGCCGTGACGCTGACCTCCTCGTGGTCTTCGAGGCCGCGCTCCTCTCGGATGATCTCCTGAGCCGTGTCCTCCATGGCCACCGCTGCGAGGCGCCAGAAGTCGTCGCCGGGCTCCTTCGCCCCGATCGCGGCGAGGACCTTCGCGTGGCGGCGCCGCGACACCTCCTGCTCCAGCTTGCGCTCGGCCTTCCGCTTCGCGTGGTCCGCCTTGTTCAGGGACGACGTCGCCGCGCGGGCCGCCTTGAAGTCATGGCCGGCCGCCTTCAGGAGCTTCCCGATCTCCTTCTTCGGGACGAGCTCCCGCGTCTCGCCATCTCGGCCGCGCGCGAGGACGACCGCCTCGGCGGCGCGCTTCCCGAGCAGCTTCGCGTACGTCCGGTACTTGGGGTCCTCCTGGCACGTCTGGTCGAGCGCGACGTACCCGCCGCCGACCGAGTAGTCCCCGAGAACCTCCGCCGACTCCTTCGCCGAGAGGACCTTCTTCCCGGCGGCCTCGGCCGCGGCCGCCCGCTTCGTCCACTCGGCGTCCCGCTTCGAGTCGTAGCAGGTGGGGTCCGTGCAGACGTCTGCGCTGCCGACGTCCTCGAAGAGCTGCGGCTGCGCGCCGGTCCGCTTCGGGCAGGAGGAGCAGGTGCCGGCGGCCGAGACCAGGTCCGGGTCGGTGACGGGGAACGGTGCGTCCTTCAGGACGCGCATGAAGCCCCGCTGGAGGATCTCGCTCGCTTCGCGCGCGGGCAGCGGCCCCTCCTCCTCGACGCGGCGCCACTTCGGGACGAGCGCCTCCAGGGCCTGCTTCTGGAGCTCCGGCGTGACCCGGGCCAGGTAGAGCGCCGTCGACGCGCTGAGCTTCCCCTCGTAGTAGGCCTCGCGGCTCTCCGTGGTCAGGTCGAGCAGCTTCAGCCTGGCGTAGACGTAGGCCTTCGACTTGCCGACCTTCGCCGCGATGTCGTCGACCGTGTACGGGCCCTTGGGCTGGAGGAGGGCGTCGATCCCCTCCGCTTCGTCCATCGGGTGCACGTCCTGGCGGGCGAGGTTCTCCAGGATCTGCGCCTCGATGACCTGGTGGTCCGTCATGTCGCGGACCATCGCCGGGATGGTCGTGAGACCGGCCATCTTCGAGCCCCGCAGCCGGCGGGCGCCGAAGACGAGTTCGTATAGGTTCGAGCCGATGCCCTTGCGCGGCCGGAGGAGCACCGGCTGGAGCACGCCCTGGGCGCGGATGGACTCGGCGAGACCTTCCAGATCGCCCCAGTTTCGCTTGCGGTGGTTGAGCGGGCTCTCGGTGATCTTGTCGAGCGGGACGAGCTCGACGACGGCGTGGGCTTCCAACTTCGCGGCGGTGGCGGGCATCAGGCCTCCTTGGCCTTCGTGAGACGGCGGGGATCGGGTCCTTCGGTGAGGGTGCGTTCAACGGACCACCCGGCACGGAGCCGCTGCTTCACGGTGTCGTGGCTCAGCCCGACGCGGCGCGCCCACTGCGCGACGGTGAGCGTCTCGCCCCGGAAGGTGACCAGGTGGTTGCTGCGCTTGTTGTTCGCCTGCTCGACGCGCGTGGCCCACCGGCAGTTGCCGGGCTCGTAGCCCTTCGCGTTTTCGATGCGGTCGATCGAGTGCTCGGGCGAGGGGCGCTCACCCATGTCGGCGAGGAACGCCTCGAAGCCTGTCGCTGGGTCGTCCCAGCGGGCGCACACCCTGATGCCGCGACCGCCGTAGCGCTGGAACGTGGCGCTCTTGGCGTTCGAGCATCGGTCCCGCATCCGGGTCCACACCCGGTGTTCGGGGCTCTTGGTCAGTCCGTGCATGCGCAGGCGCGCGCCCGCGACCTCGCGATTCCGGCAGCCGCAAGAGGTAGAGCGCCCCGCGATGACGTTGTGCGCGTCCATGTTCGCCTCCTGGCCGCAGTCGCAGAGGCAGGCGAACCTCGCGCGCCCGGCAGCGTCGCGCCCGGAGATCCGGAGGACGACCAGACGGCCGAAGCGCTGACCGATGGCGGCCTCCGTCCTCGTCACGGGAGGATCTCCTCGGGGTCGGTGTCAGGGGTGGTGGACTTCTCGGCCTCGTCGAGCATCGAGTCGGCAAACTTGTAGGCCGTGGGGCCGACCTCGCCCCGGAAGTCGGGGTCGGCCGCGAGCCCCGTCATCGCGTGGAGCGCGAGCAGGTGCCGCCTGCGCAGCGGGTGCTGCATGCACCAGTCGGTCGCATCGACGGCGGGCCACTCGCCGCATCCGTCGCCGTGGAAGGAGATCGGGGGCGCCGCGCGGCACTCGCCGTAGGCGTGGACGGTGCCGGACTCCGAGCCCCGAAACGCCGGGCAGGTCGCGCAGGTGGCGTCAGCCATTAGCGACCTCCTTCGCCGGCGGGCCAGCCCGGGATGTCGTCGCCGTTCATCGACTCGGGATCGCTCCCGGGCTCCAGCGCCGTGTCGGGTGCCGGCGCGGGCGCGAGCTTGGCCGCGATCTTGCCCTTCACTTGCTCCGTGCGCGTGGCGCCTGCGGGTGGCGGGGAGACCTCGACGTCCACGCGCCCGATGCTCTGCTCCGTCTCCTCGGCGAGCCGCTCCTGGAGGCGGAGGGCCGCCTCGTTCTTCCCCGCCGGCAGGAGGTTCCAGAGCCGGTGCAGGCAGGTCTTCTTCGCCATCGCGGCGTACTCGTTCTCCTTTTGCGACGCCCACGGCCCGATGATCCGGCCCTCCTTGTTCCGGGGCGCGTAGTGGTCGCGGAACGCCTCCACCTCGGCCTTCGACATCGACAGGAAGTGGACCTCGCCGCCCTCCAGGCGCGCCGCGGCGTAGTACCCGATCACCGGGCCGCGGTCCCCGAAGAGCAGGGGCTTGTGCGAGAACTTCGTGAGGCTCTCGCCCTCGTCGCCGCGCTCGAAGCTGAAGGCGTCGTTCGCGCGGACCTCGTCGGCGACAACTCCGGTCACGAGCCCGGTGTCGCGGGCGAGCTGGAGCTCGGCCCGGTAGTCGATCTGGGCGATGCACTCCTTTGCCCGGATCTTCGAGTTCCAGCGGGGGACGAGCCACATCCGGCGCTGGGGCAGGGTGGCGTTGGGCTCGAGCCCGAGCTCCGAGCAGCGCATGAGGGCGGTGATCACGGAGAGCTGCGTGCACTCGGCGAGGTCGGGGGTGCGAGAGATCGCGGCCTGCGCGAGCTTCACGAGCCGGTCGGCGTCGAGGTTGGCAGCGGCGACGGCGGCGAGGGAGTCGCGCTTCGCGGCGATGACCTCGGCGAGCGTGGCGATGGCGCTCTTCTGGCTGTCGGCTTTCTGGATGGCGGCTTCGGACATGGTTACTCCCCCTTCAGGAGCCGCAGAACGCGCGCTCCGGGCTTGGTGGTGGTGAAGTCGCTGACGACCTCGGCCCACAGCGCGCGCAGCTTCTCGCGCGGGAGGCTGAAGCCGCCGCTCGGCGGGTTCTCTTCAAGGCGGAGCAGGAGACCCTCGACGGCGAGGTAGAGGTCGACCTTCTGGCTCGGCTTGTTCGCCTTCCAGGTCGCGATCCCCTCGACGCCCGAGGCCTCGCCGATGAGGGCGCGGAGGGCGTTCCCGATCTCTGCCTCGGCGTCCGTGGCCTGCGCGAGCGCCGCCTTGGCCGCGCGCAGCCGGACGGCGAGCTGCTCCGCCTCTGGTGACGGCGCGAGCAGGGGGCCGTGCTCCGAGGGGAAGCGGCGGCGCAGGTAGGCGCTCGACGCCTCCGACCCGTCCACAGGGACCGGGATCCCCTGGATGACGTGGTCGGCCCACCACTTCTCGACGAACTGGACGAGCTGCCCACCCATCTCGCGGTCCCGGACGATGCGCTTCTCGATGTACTTCTGCCCGCCGAGCACCGCTCCGAGCCACGCGAAGTCGAGGCCGGTTACCTCGAGCTGAACCTGGATCTGGACGATGATCGGCTCGGGGACGTCGTCCTCCGCCTCGCCGAACTCGTCGCGCCGGAAGAACGAGAGGTTCTTGAACTCGGCCTCGGCGATCCACTCGGAGCGGGCGCGCCGGCCCTCGGGCACGACGACGCGGTCGCAGGTCGCCATGAGGACCTTCGACGCGGGGTGGCGCATCGTCGGCGGCGTGAAGATCGACCAGGCGTGGCCCTCGGCGCGGCGCCGCGCGATGAACTCGTCGGCGATGGGCCTCTCGAAGCGCTGCCCCCACAGGGCGGGCTCGCCGGCAGGAACCGGCTCGATGTCGTGCCGCTTCTCCGCGGCAAGCTCGGCGGCCGTCTTAAAGGGGTTGAGCCCGAGGGCGGTGGCGACCTCGGAGGCGCCCATGCCCTCCGCTCGCATCGCCTGCTGCTTCTCGCTGAGACCCAGCGCGGGGGACGCCATGGCTACGCTGCTCCCTTCGCGGCCCGGAGGTCCGCGTTGATGGTCCGAAGCTCCTGGCGGTCGCGCATGGCGGTGCGGCCTGCGGCGAGGGCGACGAGGATCGAGAACGCCTGCTTCGCGTCGAGGCGGCAGCGGCCGTCGCGGACCGCCATCACGATCTCGTCGCACTCGCGGGACTTCGCGATGGCCTCGTCGGTGTCCTGCTGGCAGGCCGCGAGGTAGGAGGCGGCCGCGCTCATCGGAGGCACCTCGCCTCGTCCCACGTGTCGGGGCCGCTGTAGTCGTTCCCGGTGTCGAGCCGGTCCAGCTCGGCGTGGATCTTGTTGGCCAGCCCGGGGAGAGCCGCGGTAGCCGCGTCGAGAAGGTCAGGGCGGAGCGTCTCCGTGCCCTCCTCGACGACCTCCAGGATCTCGACCTCGCCCTCGCCGCAAGCATCGAGGACGATCCGGCACTCCGCGCCGTCCGGCGCGTCCCACCCAAGGTCGATCGTGCGGGCCATGGCTACCGCTCCCCCGCCGCGGCCATCCGGGCGCGCATGCCGGCCACCTGCGTGGCGGCAGCCTGCGTGACGGCGAGCTCGACGATGATCTCTCGCGCCGCCGCCACGTCGCCCGCGTCGATGCGCTGGACCGCGAGGCGGAGGCACGCCGCCTGCTCCGCGTGGTCCTGCGCCGCTGCCGTGAGCTTCTCGCTGGTCGTCCGTGCCATCTGCGCCTCCCTCGCCGCCGGAGTGGCGGCCGTGCTGACAGGGGCGATGCTGCCAACAGGAAGCGCCGCTGTCAACAGGAAGCGCCAAAGAAAGATCGAGGGCGCCGGTGCTCCGAAGCTTTTCGGGGGGTTACTCGGCTCCGACCGCGAGTTCCCAGAGGCGCCCGGAGGTCAGGTGGACCTCGCGGGCGACCGCCGCCACCCCTGTCAGCGACGCGCCCGCCGGCAGCGCCAGCAGCCTGCGGGCCGCCGTGCAGGCGTCTGCACGGGCGTGGGCGAGATCCTCGAGGTCGCGGCGCCGCCGCCCCTCGACGGCCAGTTCGGCGCGCTGGGCGGCCCACCCCTCGCGTCTGGCGCGACGTTTCAGGGCGTCGTAGGAGACGCCGGCCTCGCGCGCGAGGGCGCGGAGGGAGAGGGTGGAGCCGATGTACTGCGTCCTGAGCTGCTTCCACGACCCCGCGGATTCAGTGGGCGCCACCTTCCGGTGACGGCCGCGGACCCCCATCGTGGAGGGGTGCATGCGTTCAGTTACACCGGGGGTCCGACACCGACGAAAGTGGACGCCCTGCCTGTGAGGGGCTATTCGTTGCGCGTTTCGGGGAGGGGCGTCTTTGCAGCCTGCGATCTCGCTTCATGATCAGCGCGGTCTTGAGACTGCGTTCGACCGGCTCGTGGCACGCCCACGATGGCGCCCATGGCTCAAGGCTTTCGACAAGGGCGCGTCTAGCACCCTCCAGATCAGCGGCGTGAAGATCGGGCCTATCTTGTCGATCTTCCGCGACATGACGGAGGGCGGTCGTTATCGCTCCGCGGCCTGGAACTGGCTGCGCCCGAACAAACCATGTCCGGCGCTGTGTGACCTTGGGATGGTGCAGGCGAACGCAGGCCTCGATCATTTTCCTCGGCAAGAGTTCGCTAAGCGGCTCGTCGACAACTGTCGCGCCGTGGCTCGAGATCAGACCCAGCTGGCGCGATGGGTCCGGTGTCGCGAAGCTGCTCTCGAGTTCGCAGCGACTCCGCCTGGCGATTTGCCGGCGGAGCTGGCTGACGGGCAGGTGTTCCTACGCCGGGAGCTCACGCGGGCCACGCTCTTGTCCCTGTCGGATCCGAAGGCGGCTGCGGCTGTCGCCCACAGCATCGCTCGCAACGCCATGAACGGCGCGGCGCGCGCCGTCAACCACGTGCTCGGGTCCGACGGCAGTAGCCTGTCTGCCAACCTGATGATCCCCGTCCATCGCGCGGTGACCGTCCCGATCGGACTGGCGCCCAATGCAGCGAATGCCTTGATGGCGGAGACGCTCTGGTCCGGCGTCGAAGCGGACGTCCGCCTGGTCATCGTTGCCGAGACGCAGGGCTCCAACCACGCCGGATTCTGGGTGCCGGTGGCCAAGGGGCAAGGCGGCGAGGTGCTTCCTGGCGCGACTCGGGCCTTTCTGCACCGGGAAGGCGACGTCGTCTTCAAGGACGATCTCCCGCCGCTCCGGGGGTTCAGCCTTGATGTGGAGCGGAAGTGGATGGGGTTCATGAACCAGGAGTTCAATCATCAGCTCTTCGTGGCGCTGCCGTTCCGCGCGCCTGATGGTGCTGGCGGGCATGCGGTGCCGGCGGTCTTGAACGTCAACGTAGAGACCTCGGACGTCGGGCGCTGGGGGCGGGCGCATCACCCGGAATGGTTAGCGACCGCCCGGTGTAGGGCGCAGCCCTTCATTGAAATTGCCTTGGGCGCACTACTCGTTAGACTCCACGTCACGAGGAACCCGTTGGCTCTTGCCACTGGGTCAGAGGCTTGGGATACACTCATCGGTGTCGTGCCGCGCGCGTCGCTAGGGGAGGGAACGTCATGAGTCGAAAGCACGCTCACGCGCCCGTCCGCCTCACTGAGATCCAGGTCCACGAGCAGGTGCAGCAGGCCCAGAGGCAGCTCCGCGCCGTCGAACGCATGTTCGATCAACTCGAGCAGAGGACCGGAGTCACACTCATCCGCCGGGAAACGAAGGCGGCGAGCGGCGAAGAGTAGCCGCCCGCGGCGCTGAATCATGGGCACGAGCGCCCCGCGAGCTCCGGCCGCGGGGCGTCGTCGTCTCAGGGATCGGAGCGCTTCCCGACCACCCCCGCGACCCAGGCGTCGAGCTCGCCCTGCAGGGCGGCGACCTCCTCGTCGGCGAGCTCGCCGGAGACGGACCGGTTGTATCGGGCCGAGAGGATCCCGACGGGTGTGACGATCACCTGGAGCGTCCCCGTGACGTCGCAGCGGTTCGTTCCGCACGGCATGACGCTGCTTATCAGCTCGGTCGTTGCGACTTCGGATCCGCCGTCGACGCCCGCGAGCTGCCCCACCTCGTGGAGGCTGACCAGCGCGCGGGACCACACCCGGTCACGATCCGCTGGCGGGAACTCTACGTGGCTGACCAGGTTGACCGGGACCGTCGTCGCGTGGAGGCAGCCGGCGAGCGCGAGCGCGGGGAGGATGGCGAGAGGGAGCGGACGGGGCATGGGGGTCCTAGAAGTCGCGCTTCGGAGGCGTCGCCGCCGTGGCGCGGGCCATCATCTCCGCGTTGAAGAAGCGCCACGTGACGTACATCTTCCGGGTCCAGGAGTCGCCGGGCTCGCCTAAGCCAACGCGCGTCTCGACTCGGGCCGAAGGAAAGACCCACGCTGCGCGCGGCTGCCAACGCCCCTCGCGGACCTCGAAGTTGAGCATGGTGTCCTCGACGGCCTGATCCTTAGGGCGGAGGGCCGACGCTGGAGCGACATCGATCTCCGCCGGAGGCCCGTAGGCGCCGGCCATCTCGTCTACGATCGCGCGCCAGCGGCGGTGCGCCGGGATGGAGTCGGGCTCCGCGAGAAGCACGTCGACCAGAAAGAGCCTGCCCTCGAAGAAGGTCATCGCCACGGAGCACCCAGGGCGCCTTGCGAAGGAGCCCATGAAGTAGAGCTCGCTCTTCCCCTCGTGCTCAAGGTGAAGCCGGAGGCCGACGGTCGCCTTTACCTCGGCCGGCGACATCCCCCACTTCAGCCCGAGCGGGCCCTGGTAGTCGACCTTCGCCGCGGGCGTTGCGGCGAGCAGCAGGGCGGCGGTGAGAGCGATCATCTTCCCCTCCTGGTGGTCAGCGCCCCTTCCTCAGGGGTGGTGGGATGGGGTCGCCCTCGAAGAACTCGGCCCCTGGGTTCTCCTCCAGTAGCCGCGTCGCGGTGATCCCGAGCCCGCGCAGAAGTTGAAGCATCGTGCCGACCTTGATGACGGGCCCCGCTGGCGACATGATTTTCGACATCCGTCCCGACGTGAGCCCGCAGCGCTGGGCAAGGGCGTTCTGCGAGACGCCCTTGTCTTTGGCCGCGGCCCGTATGTGCGCGCGAACACGGCGCATTCCGTCGATGTCGTCCTGGCTGATCCGTTCCACGTCGCGCATGTAAGCACGTCCCCGAAGGCCATGAGGAAGCAGCTACCTCTTGACAGCGCTGCCAAGAGGAAGCAGCATCCGGGCATGACGCTGACGGAATGGATGGCGACCAAGGGTCACTCGCAGGCGGCGGCCGGGGCGCTCTTCGGGGTGCCGAGCGGGACCGTGTGCCGGTGGGTGACGGGGCAGCGAACCCCGACGCTCCGGATGGCCCTCGCGATCGAGAAGGCCACCTCCGGCGCGGTCCCCGCGTCGAGCTGGGTCGAGAAGAAGGGTCCTCACGCCCGCAAGCTCGCGCGCCGCGCGTCGTAGCGCGAGGCGGATCGTTCACGCGTAGTCGCCACGGAGGGGAGCACCATGGCAGGCAGGCAGAGCAGGACCGACACGATCGCGCTCGGGCGGCTCACCCGCCACGAGGTGTGCAACCCCTTCCGTCTCTCGACGGAGGCGGGCATCCCCGGCCGATCACTGTACAACGCGGTCGAGGGGCTCTCGCCCCTCACGGTCCCGGATCTCCGGCTCGTCGTCGCCGCCATGGCCCGGCTCGGCCAGGAGGAGGACGCGCTCGAACTCGTCCGCGGTCTGCTCGACCTCGAGTCGCTCGGCTGGGACCTTCGACATGCCCCCCGCCCCGCAGCGGAAGCGGCCCTCGCGGCCGCCGGTCTCCACGCGGCCGGCGCCGCCGGGGAGGCCGTCGGCGAGATCGCGGAGGCCGCGGCGGACGGGAAGATTGACGCCGGCGAGGCGGCCGAGCTCGAGCCCTTCGTCGCGCACGCCCGGCACAAGTTCGACCAGCTCCTCTCCTTCCTGCGCGGACATCCGCGCGGCCAGGCGGCACTGCCGGGGGTGCCGAGGTGATCCGCCTCGCCCCCGACGCCCTCTCCGCCGCCGCGCAGTGCGCGATCTGCGAGGCCGAGTGCGCCCGCGTCCGGATCCTCGGGGGCCGGGCGGAGTACATGCGCCGCCGCGCCGACGACTACGAGAGGGTGAAGGAGGCGTTCGACCTTGGCGCCGACCTGATGCTGCAGGCGGCGACCACCTACCGGGGGGCCCAGGCGTGATCGCCGATCAGCTCTCCCGCCCCGTCCTCGGGGCGCTCGCCATCGCAGGATGCCTCGTCCTCACGGACGGGGCTGCGGCCAACCCGGGGGCGGGGCCCCCCCCCCCTCCGCTCCCGTCCCCGGGCGCCGCGTTGCTCGACGACCTCGACGCGCTCCACCGGCGGCTCGAGGTCCACAACGCCTACCGCGCCGGTCGTGAGTCCTGGCTCGACGTGGGCGTCTACCCGGTGCCCCGGAGGCCGCGCCCATGAGTCTGCGCTCGCCTCCCGTGGGCAGAATCTCGCACGAGGCCGACCCGCTCGATGTCGTCCGGGCGCTCCGCCGGCGCGACTACGCGCGGCGCGTGAAGGACTTCGAGGCGGCCTGCGCCCAGCTCTACGACGAGCGCATGGTCCGGACGGCGAACCCCGCGACGGTCCGGCTCTCGGCTGAGGACGCGGCGCTCGCGCGTCGGCTCGTCGCCGACCAGATCACGTGGGAGGCGAGTTGCGAGGCGCGCTTCGACCCGCTCCGGTTCGGGGGGCCGCGCAGGTGATCCAAGCGGTCCTCGACTTCTCGGCGCCGAAGCCGAAGCCCCCCGTGACGCGCGGGCGCGCCGTCGATCACGTGGTCGCCGCCGCCCTTCGTCGCGTGCTCTACCGCGCTCACGTCGGGCGCGAGAGCGGGGCGACCTGGGAGCAACTCCTCGGCGAGGTCTCGCGCGAGGGCGTCGAGGTGACGATCGTCCGCCGGCTCCAGGAGGCCGCGTCCTACCTCCGCCGGGTCGAGAAGGTCCCCGTGGGCGGGACCTCGCGCGACGGGATCTACATCGTGGTCGACGACGCCGACCGGCGGCTCCAGGTGGCGGAGCGGGTGAAGCGGATCCGAGCGGAGGCCGAGGAGATCGCCGCGCTCGACCGCTCCCTCTACGAGCGGATCGCTCCGCTCCTGATGGCCGTCGACCGGAGGGACCCTTGAGCCGCGCCCGAGCTGCCGCTGACCGTGTCGCGAAGGATGCCTACCTGACGCCGTACCCGCTGGCGCTCGCGATCTGCGTGCGCCTCCGGGACGACTGGGGCCTGAACCCGAGCGTGGTCGTCGAGCCCTCGGCCGGGCGCGGCGCGTTCGTCCGTGCCGCGCGCGAGGTCTGGCCGGGCGCCCGAATCATCGCGATCGACGTCGACGAGCGGAGCCGAGGCCCCTGCCTCCGGGCCGGCGCCTCGAGCTTCATCCGAGCGTCGTGGCCGAAGGTGGCGCGCCTCCTCGCTGGGTACCGCGGCGGGCCGATGCTGGTCGTAGGGAATCCTCCCTATAGGCAGGCGCAGCGGCACATCGACGCCGCGCGGGCGCAGCTCATCGACGGCGACGCGCTGGTCTTCCTGCTCCGCCTCAACCTCCTGGGCGCCAACAAGCGCGCCCCCTGGTGGGCCGCCGCGCGCGACTTCGCGCGGACCGACACGATCTTCCCGCGGCCGTCGTTCCGACAGAAGGGCAACGACGCCACGGAGTACGCGGCCTTCGGCTGGCGTCCGGACCAGCGCGGGCCCGCCATCCACGGGCCGCCGCTCGTATGGCGGAAGGGGAGGCGGTAGTGGCGCGCGACGTCACCAGGGCCGGGGATACTCGGGCCACCAACCACACCGGGCCCGGTAGAGGGCAGGGAGAGCCGATGACGGATCGAAAGAGCATGAGCAAGCGCGTGCGCTTCGAGGTGTTCAAGCGCGACAAGTTCACCTGCGGCTACTGCGGCCGGCACCCGCCCGACGTCCTGCTCCATGTCGACCACATCACGGCGGTCGCCAATGGAGGGACGGATGACCCCCTCAACCTCGTGACGGCGTGCTCCGACTGCAACCTGGGCAAGGCAGCCGTGCGGCTCACGAGCGTTGCGCCGTCGCTCGAGGCGCAGGCCGAGGACGCGCTCGAGCGCGCCGAGCAGATCAGGGCCTACGCGGAGATGGTCGCGCAGGCCCAGACTGCGAGGGCCGACGTGGCGGCGGCCTACTACAAGGCGTTCAACCTCAGCCTTGAGACGGGGTGCGGAGAGGATCCTCCTCCCTTGCAGCCGCTGGACTCGGAGATCGCGACGATGCGGAACTTCGCGGCGAAGTTGACCGCGGAGGAGCTCTTCGAGGCGATCGAGATCGCGAAGACGGCCGCCACCTACAAACCGCACCTTCGAACGGCAATGCGCCCGGACGGCCCGAGCAAGTGGACCGTGTCGAATCTGGACGCTCGGTGGCGCTACTTCTGCGGCATCTGCTGGAAGAAGATCCGCGACCGCGAGGAAGAGGGGAAGTAGATGGCGCGCATCGGCCTCACCCTCGATCGGAAGTTCCGCCGCCTCTCGCGCGCGCTCGATGACGTCCAGGTGGGCTTCGGCGAGGTCCTCGCGCGGGGCGCGCTGGAGTTGCTCTGGGACGCCGCCTACGAGGCCGCCGACGACTTCATTGGGGACGTGGTGGACGTCGAGGCAGCGGCCCGCTGGCGTGGCAATGAGGGCGTCCTGCTTGCTGCGCTTCGGGACGCCGGAGGTGAGGGTCGCGCCGGGTTCATCGACGAGGGCGGGACCGAGTGGTGGCCCGACGGGAAGCCCGGGACGTACCGGGTTCACGACCTCTGGGATCACGCTCCGGACTTCGTCAAGGGGCGCGCCGAGCGTGAGTTGGCTCGCGAGGAGAAGGGCGAGACGATCTCCTCCCTGCGGGCTGCGGCGGGGCGCAAAGGCCGGGCCAAACAGCTTGGCCGGGCAAGTGACGGGCAACCGTCAGGCATCCAGACGGCAACCAGCGGGCAAATAAAGCCCACTTGTCCACCTGAACCCGAAAATTCCGGGCAACTGACGGGCAAGTCGCTGGCAAATTTGCCCACTCCCCCGCCCCGGGTAGCCCCGGGTAGCCCCGATCCGTCCCTTCCCCGCCCGCACGCTACGCGCTCGGACGGCGGCGGGCGGGCGAGCGGGGGAACAAAGCTGGGGCCCCTGGGCATAGCGCTCCGCGCCCAATGCTCGAGTGGGCTCGGCTACAGCCTCACTCCGTGCGACCAGGCGAGAGCCGCCCGCCTGGAGCAGCTCGTCGAGTGGTTCGGCGGCGTTGACGCGGCGGTGGGCTACGTCGCCGCCACGTGCCGCAAGCGCGATGTGAAACCCCAAAGCCTCTCGCTCGTCGTCGACATGCTCGTCGACGCGGCGGGGCAGGGAGCATCCACGTGACCGACCTCCTGCTCTTCGCCCTCGCGGCCGCGCTGGGCCTCTGGGTGCTCAACCGCGGCGCGCCATGGGACAAGGCGATCCGCCGCCGCGACGCCACGCTCGACCTGACGGGTCACCGCTGGGGCGACCGGGAGCAGCGCTCGTGATCGCCTACGTGGTCCCCGGGAAGCCGGTGGGCGTGAACCGCGGCGGCGCCACGGGCACTCGCCTGTGGGGCAAAACCCCCGAGCAGAAGGCCTTCGCGACGCGGCTGGCCGCCTTCGGCATCCAGGCGCGCCGGCGCGAGCGGTGGGAGACCACCGACGCCCCGGTCTACGTCGCGATCCGGGTCGTGTTCGAGAACGAGCAGCCGGACACCGACTCGCCCACGAAGCCAATCCTCGACTCGCTTGAGGTGTCTCGGCCGAGGCTGCATCGGCCGGGCGCCGCTCTCCTCGCGAACGATCGCCAGGTTCGGCTCTACGTGGTCGGCCGCGGCGTGGCCCGAGACGACCCGCGCGTCGAGGTGGCGGTGTTCCTGGGGTCGGAGATCGCGCTCTTCCTTGGCGAGGTCGAGCGCCTGCTGGCGCTGGACGCCCACGCCCGGATGGGCGGGAGGGCGGCATGAGCGTGCAGACGTCGGCACAGGAGTTCCTCGCGACCCTGGTCCAGTGCGAGCGCCACGTCGCGCTCTTCCCGAGCGGGATGCCGGTCCGCGCCTGCCTGCGGCGCCAGGCGGAGCGGCAGCGCGGCGCGAAGGCGGGCACGCTCGGCCCGCCGCCGAAGCCTTTCTGCGCTGGGCAGTGCGCTCAGGGGCGGGAGATCGCGACGCTCGCCGCCAGCGTCGGTGTCCAGGCGGCGGCTTGCCCGACCTGTGGCGCGGCGCTCATCGGTGGCGTGGCCTGCGAGGTCTGCATGGACACGAAGGCGCCGGCGAAGGGCTTCCTGCCGGCTGGCGTCGAGAAGTCGGAGCGGATCTGGACGGAGACGCTCCCCGACGTCCCGTTCTCGCCGCCGTCGCCCGGTGCCGGGTTCGGGGCCGCCAGGTCGCTCTGCGTCATCGCGGGGTGCGGGGTGAGGCTCAAGAAGCCCCACAGCACCGGCGTCTGCTCGACGTGCCGGGCGAACGGCGAGCGCGCGCCGTGGGCATCGGCGCCGGCGGAGCGGGCGGAGAAGGCGGCAGAGCGAGTGCGCGCGGCGGCGCCGACGGTGGCACCGGCCGCGGTGGTGCAGGTCAACCAGGAGCCGGCACGGCCGGCGAGGGAGGAAGCGATGGCGGGCAAGACGTGCTCGAAGTGCGGGAAGGATCTCCGGGCGGACAACACCGCGGGCATCTGCGGGGACCAGACGGGATGTCGGGCCCGGGTCGCGGCGAAGGCCGGGAAGCCCACGCTTCCCCCGAAGCCGGGCCGCGCGCTGAAGGCGGTCGAGAAGCCGAGGAAGAGCGTGCGCGCGGGGGAGTCGGTCCCCTTCGACCTCGAGGCGCTCGGCATCTGGGAGCCCGCTCAGCTCCGGGTGCTCAAGGCGAAGGTCGACGAGGTCCTCCGGGCGAAGCTCGCGGACCTCGAGGCCGAGACGCAGGCCGTCCGCGACGCCCTCGGGGAGGCGGCGTAGCCCATGGCCGTCGTCGTCGCCGACAACGTGCACCGCCAGGTCCTCGAGCTCCTCGTGGCCCTGCGGGAGCGCGCGCTTGACGGCGACGAGGCGGTGGAGCGGGAGGGGGCGAAGGCCTCCTACCTGCTCGAGCAGCTCGGGATGGCGGAGCGGTTGGTCGACGGGGGCAGGGGAGGGTGGGAGGCCTGATGCCGGGGGTGGCGCTCACGACCGCACAACGGAAGGACCTGGAGGCCATCCTCGCGATGGCCCAGCGGTCGGGCGCGCCATCCCTGAGCGTGGCTGCGGAGCGCTTCGCCGCGGTCATCGAGAAGCGCGCGCGCGCGGTCGCGCCGCTTCCCGGGCAGCTCGCGCTCTGGGAGAACGGGGAGCCTTGGCGTGGCCGCCTCGCCGGCGACGACCTCGTACGCTGCGACCGGCTCTCGACCCCGCTCAAGGCCTGCACCATCCCGGTCCGAACCTGCATCCAACGGCAGGACGCGCGCTGGCCAGGGAAGAAGGCGAAGATCCACGAGCACTGCGGCAGCGGGAAGTGCGCCCAGGGCGCGGAGTACCGCTCCCGGACGGACTATTCGGCCGAGGAGGACTGGGCGTCGAAGTCGAAGAAGGGCAGCACCGCCTACCAGACCTACCGGAAGGACGCGGGCGTCCAGCGTCAGCGGATGCGGCAGTTCGACCTTGAGCAGGTCGTTCCGGGGCGAGCTGAGCCCCTCTCTCCGTCGGCGGAGGTGGCAGACCTCGACCCAACGGATGAGGTACGCGAGATCATGGAGAGGAAGGCGTAGGCGTGGCGGCGAAGAGGAAGAAGAAGAAGCCCGCTCAGAGCAGCGGCGATGCAGCGGGGAGGGCTCCCCCCGCCGGGCGCCCCTTCGAACCCGGCAGGAGCGCGAACCCCGGGGGCCTGCCCGCGTGGGTGAAGGAGGTCCGCGAGCTCGCGGGCGCCCACTCGAAGGAGGCCATCGAGCGCCTGGTCACCCTGATGCGCCAGAAGAAGGCGCTGAAGGTCGCGCACGCTGCGGCCTGCGCGATCCTGGACCGCGCAGGCGCGAGGCCGATCCAGCCGATCGCGGTGACGGATGGGGACGGGAAGCCGGTGCGGGCCTACGACCTTTCGAAGCTGAGCGACAGGGACCTCGTCCAGCTCGAGGCGATGCTCAAGGCCGCCCAGCCGCCGACTGCCGACGGCGATCCGGAGTAGGGCCGTGCTCGCCGCGACGGCCATCCCTCCGCTCGACGAGGTCCGAGCGGAGCGCGCGCGCCGGCAGTTCTCAGTCTTCGTCGAGGACGCCTGGCCGATCGTCGAGCCCGCCGCGCCGCTCATCCCCGGGAAGCACCTCGACGCGCTCACCCTGCACCTGCAGGCGGTCGCCGAGGGGTCGATCCGGAACCTGCTCATCAACGTCCCGCCAGGCCATTCGAAGTCGCTGGTGGTCTCGGTGCTCTGGCCGGCGTGGATGTGGGCGCGCAGGCCCGCGTGGCGCTGCCTCGCCGCCTCCTACGCCGCCGAGCTCGCGATCCGCGACTCGGTGAAGTGCCGCTCGCTCATCGAGTCGGACTGGTATCAGGGGGCCTTCGTTCGCGACGCGTGGGCGCTCGCCAGCGATCAGAACGTGAAGAGCTTCTTCCAGAACACGCGCATGGGGTTTCGAGTTGCGCTCTCCGTTGGGGGGAAAGGGACCGGCTTCCGAGGCGACGCGATCTTGGTCGACGACCCGCTCAACGCGATCGACGCTCACTCGAAGGCGGCCCGCGAGGCGGTCAAGACGTGGTGGGACCAGCAGATGGGGAACCGGCTCAACGACCTCAAGAAGGGCGCCCGCGTCATCATCATGCAGCGGCTCCACGAGGAGGACCTCTCGGGCCACCTGCTCGCCGGCGGCGGGTGGGAGCACCTCTGCCTCCCGACCGAGTTCGAGCCGGCGCGCCGAAGCGCGACGAGCATCGGCTGGAAGGACTGGCGCGAGAAGGCGGGCGAGCTGCTCTTCCCCGCGCTCTTCCCGGCCGACGTCATCGCCGAGGAGAAGCGGCGACTCGGCTCGCTCGGCTTCGCGGGCCAGCACCAGCAGCGTCCGTCGCCGGCGGACGGGAACCTCTTCAAGCGCAGCTGGTGGCGGCGCTGGCACCGCGCCGGCGACTTCGTCCCCGAGGGGGTCGAGTCTCGGCTGCTCCCGGAGCGCTTCGACGAGATCGTCATCTCCGTCGACGCCGCCTTCAAGGAAACCAGCGACTCCGACTTCGTCGCGATCGGGGTTTGGGGTCGGCTCGGCCCCGACAAGTTCCTGCTCGACCAGGTGCGCGACCGCATGGGGTTCAGCGACACCGTGAAGGCGATCCTCGGTCTCATCGCCAAGTTCCCGCTTGCGAGGGCGAAGCTCATCGAGGACAAGGCCAACGGTTCGGCCGTCATCGAGGTCCTGCGCAAGAAGATCCCCGGCATCATCCCGGTGAACCCGGAGGGCGGGAAGGAGTCGCGCGCGGCCGCCGTCTCGCCCGAGGTCGAGGCGGGCAACGTCTTCATCCCGCTCGGCGCGCCGTGGGTCTCGGACTACGTCGAGGAGCACGCGGCCTTCCCGAACGCGGCGCACGACGATCAGGTCGACCAGACCTCGCAGGCGCTGCTGCGGTTCATGCGGCGGCGCGGCGGGCTCTCCTCGCTGGAGTCGCTCGCGTCGCAGTAGGGACACCCGGTGATACGTCGGGAGCATGGCCCGACGGACCCGCGCGAAGCGCACCGACGCCGCACCCGCCTCCCGCTCCGACGGCTGGGAGAACGTCCTGACCGGACTCGGCCGCCTCGGTCGCGACAAGCGGCTCGGCACCCAGGTCGCCGTCCAGTACCTCAGCACGCAGCAGGCGGAGCTGCTCTGGCGCGGCGACGACATGGCCGCGAAGATCATCGAGAAGCCCCCGCGCGAGATGTTGCGGCGCTGGCTCGACGTCCTCATCGCTGGCGACTCCGAGGCCTCGCAGGGGATCGCCGCCCGGCTCGACGAGCTCAAGGCGCGGGCTGCGCTTCGGGACGCCCTGCAGAAGACCCGGGCCTTCGGCGGCGCGGGGATCCTGCTCGGCGCCGACGATGGCGCGATCGACCTCACGAAGCCCCTCGACGAGAGCCGCCTCAAGTCGCTCCGCTGGCTCACAGTCTTCGACGCAGACGAGCTCCATCCGGTCGAGTGGTACCGCGGCCTCCAAGATCGGTTCTACGGCCAGCCCTCGGTCTACGAGATCCACCCTCGCGGCGGTCAGGCGGCCTTCGGCTCGCGCGTCCACGAGTCGCGTCTGCTCGTCTTCCGCGGCGTCCAGGTCTCCCGGCGCCACGCCGCCGAGCGCAACGGCTGGGGCGACTCCGTCCTCGTGCGCGTCCTCGAGGTGCTCACCGACGTGGGCATGGCGTGGGGCGGCGCGGCGCACCTGCTCGCCGACTTCTCGCAGGCCGTCTTCCGGATCCGGGGACTCGCCGAGGCCATCGCCTCCGGCCGCGAGGACCTCATCCGCAAGCGCATCGAGGCGATCGAGCTCGGCCGCTCGGTCGTCCGCGCCGCGCTGCTCGACGCGGGCGACCCGGAGACCGGGGACGCCGGCGAGAGCTTCGAGCGCAAGGCCACTCCGCTTGCCGGGTACCCCGACATGCTGGAGCAGTTCAAGACCCGGCTCGCCGCCGCGGCGGACATGCCGATCACGCTGCTCTGGGGCGACTCACCCAAGGGGCTCTCAACCGGGGACTCGTCCGGGCAGGCATGGTGGGCCGAGCACATCGAGGGGCTCCAGGAGGAGCAGCTCCGCGACCCCGTGAACCGGCTCGTGCGACTGCTCATGCTCGAGAAGGGCGGCGCCACGAAGGGCAAGGAGCCGCCGCGGTGGGCGGTGAGGTTCCGGCCGCTGCGCCAGCTCGACCCCCTGCAGGAGTCCGACCGCCGGCTGAAGAACGCGCAGGCGGACGCGGCCTACGTGCAGGCGGGCGTCGTGATGCCGGAGGAGGTCGCCGCCTCGAGGTTCGGTGGCGACACCTACGGCGAGGACGTCGTCCTCGACGACGGCCTGCGCGGGGCGATGGGCGAGCCCGTGGACCCAGCGCTCACGGCTCCCGGTCCCGGGGGCGACCTCAAGCCGAAGCCGGCGGAGGCCGTGGACCCGACGACCGCGCTCAACGGCGCGCAGGTCTCGTCACTGCTCGAGATCATCCAGGCGGTCGCGTCCAAGTCCCTGCCGCGCGAGACCGGCGTCGCGACGATCGCGGCGAGCTTCCCGCTCTCGACCGAGGAGGCGGACCGTCTCCTCGGCGCGGTCGGTCGAACGTTCTTCCATGAGACTGCGCCGCCCCCCGCGCCTCCTCCTCCTGGCGCTACGCCGGCGACGCCGTGAAGCGGTTCTGCGAGTGCGGACGACCGGCCGTCGTCCCGCCTCGCTGGAAGCGCAAGGGATCGCGCTCGATGAAGGACCACGACATGTGCCGCCAGTGCTGGCGTGACCTCCGGACGAGCCTCGTCCCGAAGCGCCGCGCCCGGCCGCGACCGACCGAGGGGCCATGAGCAAGGCCGAGATCGTCGCCGCCATCCGGCTCCGGCGCGCCGGGCTCAAGCTGCTCGGGAAGCTCCCGCGCCGGCGCCGTCCGCCCCCGCAGCTCCAGCCAGACGCAATCCGCACGGCCTACTTCGGCGCGGTACTGGGCGCGCTTGGCCGCGCGCGCGAAATCGTGCGAGAGCGCCTCGAGCCCGAGCTGGCGGCTCTCGCGGCCGAGGCACAGAACGGGCGCGGCGACGGGATCCGGACGGACAAGGATCCTGCGAGCGTGAACGACCTGATCGATGGGATCTCCGACGCGTGGTTCGAGGAGTTCCCGAACGAGCGGCTCGCCAGGACAGCCGAGAAGTTCGCCACCAGGACGGCGAAGTTCCAGCGCGAGCAGCTCTCGAAGCAGTTCAAGGCGGTCGCGGGGATCGACGTCGTTCAGGCTGAGCCATGGCTCGGGCCGAAGGTGAAGGCCTTCACCGCGGAGAACGTGGCGCTGATCAAGAGCGTCGCGTCGGACCACTTCGCGGACATCGAAAAGCGGCTCGGTGCGGGGCTCTCGCGCGGGGAGCGCTGGGAGGACCTGGCGAAGACGATCGGGGATCGCTACGAGGTCGCGGCGAGCCGAGCGAAGCTCATCGCGCGTGACCAGGTTGGGAAGCTCTACGGCGACCTGAACCGGACGCGACAGACGCAGCTCGGCGTGACGTCCTTCGTGTGGCGGACGATGAAGGACAACCGGGTGCGAGACGAGCACGCCGCGCTCGACGGGGAGACGTTCGCCTGGACCGACCCGCCCGAGGATGGGATCCCGGGCGAGGCCGTGAACTGCCGGTGCTGGGGCGAGCCGGTGATGGACGAGATCGCGCCGATGGAGGCAACGGCGGGGGGCGAGTTGCCGCCGTCGCCGCCGAGCGAGCCGCCGGGGGGAGGCGGCGAGGGCGGGGAGCCACCGGGGGGTGGAGGCGGGGAGGGCTCGTTCCCCGAGCCGCGCTTCCACGGCGAGGAGCCGCCGGCGGACGGGCCGCAGCCGTACTGGCGCATGGAGTTGGGTCCGCCGGGGAAGATCGTGGACCTTGGCGGAGCGAGGCGGAAGGGCGACCAGACGCTGATCGCGGCCGAGACGCTCCGGAAGCGCGGCAACGACGTCTTCCTGCTCCCCGAGAAGCACGTCGTCGCCATGTACGACGCCGCCGTGAACCCTCCGGGTGGAGACACCGCGCTTCACCCAGTGGAGCTGACGAGGATCGCCAAGCGTGGCGCCGACGCCAAGACGGTGAAGCGGAGGATTGAGAAGAAGGCCGAAAGAGAGCAGGGAGCGGATCAGCTCGTCGTGGATGCGTCGTTGTCGAACCTGAGTGCAAGGGAAGCGGCACGCGGCGTCGAGCGCGCGACGAAGAACCTAAAGGGCTACTTCCGGTTCATCCGCATCATCGGCCCCGACTTCGACTTGACGTTCTCGTCCCAGGTGCCGAGGATCTAGCCGTGGAACCCATCCTGTTCATCCGCGCCACGATGGCCGACATGCTCCGGCTCCTCGCTGAGGAGGGCCTGTTGGTCCGCGACGAGCGGAAGGTCTTCCGTGGCGAGTGGCAGGTCGGATGGGCGTACGAGAAGGCCTTCGACGAGGACGACCCGGAGCTCTCAAGGTTCACCGCGGTGTTCGACGTGCGCCCGCTCAGCGACGGAAGCGCGGAGCAGACGGCGCGAACCATGTTCGAGCGCGCCAAGAAGGCCGGCTACCCGGCTTTGCTGCTCGGCGACGACGACGAGAAGCTCGACCAGTTCGAGCCCTCGCCGTCCTCAGCCGCGTAGCGCCCGCTCGACCTCCCCGCCCCGCGGCGATACGCGGGGCGCATGACGGTTCGCCGCTACGACGCTGCCTCGCTCGACAAGGCGGAGATCACGCCGTCGGGCTTCCTGCGCGCCCCGGCCGTGCTCACCCGCGTCGGCGTCTTCGAGTACCGCCGCGCGGACGGTTCGGTGCGGCGCGAGCTCCGGCTCCCGGAGGAGGTCTTCCGACCGGACTCGCTCGCCTCGATCGGCATGGCGCCGATCACCGACGACCACCCCGCGGCCGGGTTCGTCACGCCCGCCAACGCGAAGGCGCTCACCGTCGGGCACCTGGGCGAGGGCATCCGACGCGACGGCGACGTCGTCCGCGCCATGGCTCTCATCACCGACGGCGACGCC